TATATACACTTTTGAATATTTATGAATTAAATTAACGACGACGAATGGTCTTTCTTCGGTTCTTTCTTGTTTGTTTATTATTATTTTTTACTTTCTTGGATATATTAGATTTTTTTACTTTCTTGGATATATTAGATTTTTTTGTTTTTCTTTGTTTCTTGGACTTTTTAGATTTATTATATTTTTTTGATTTGCCGCCTCGGCGTGGGGGGGAGGGAACATGTATGACACCTCCATCTTCAATTTGCTCCTGTTTTTCTTGTATTAATTGTTGTTTTTCTTGCATTAATTGTTGTTTTTCTATTTTTTGATTTATTAACACCCTCCTCTCATTAGGATGAATATTAGCTCTTCCCAATTTGTCTTCTATTGTGTTGACTTCTTGTTCTAATGTTATGATTTCTTGTTGTAATGTTATGATTTCTTGTCGTAATATTTTTATTTCTTCTTGTAATCCGTTGTTCTCATCCTCATTTTCTTGTTCACTCTTCCATTTTACATAAGACTTGTAAGGATTACTTTTCCTGTATTTCCAATAATCGGAATCTGTAACACAATCATGTTCATTTACTGCATTTTGCATCTCTTTAGTAGCGCAACTTTTACACTCCTCCTTGTTTTTATCTGGGTGCACCAGTCTCTGTTTTCTAATTGAATCAGGCCTAGACTTACACTTCTTCTCTTCGTCGGGCATGGGCAACCATATATATTTTACAGGGCATTCACTCTGTTTATCCTCTGGCAAGTCTATATCACATGGATCATTTTCCATCCTCGTTTTTGCTTCGGCTTCAGCTTTGGCTTTTGCTTCTGCTTCTCCTTGTTGTTGTTGTCGTTGTTGTTGATGTTGTTGACGCCTTTCTCTTTCCTCCCTCTCAGCTTTGGCTTTTGCTTCGGCTTCTCTCTTTTGTCTTTCTCTTTCAGCTTTGGCTTTTGCTTCGGCTTCTCTCTTTTGTCTTTCTCTTTCAGCTTTGGCTTTTGCTTCGGCTTCTCTCTTTTGTCTTTCTCTTTCTTTCCTTTGTCTTTCTTGCTCTTCTTTTATTTGTTCCTTCATTAACTTCACTCTTTCTTTCTCTAACCTTTCTCTCTCTATTCTTTCTCTCTCTATTTTTTCTTTCTCTTCTTTTTCAGCTTTAAATTTTTTCTTGCATTTTTCTAATTTATTTATCAAATACTCAAGTAAATTCTGTTTATTGTTCGCTTTAAAATACTTCGAACATTCTTCTATTATTTTCTCAATTTTGTTTAATTCATTATTAGCATTTGTAAAATATGAGTCACTTGTATTAGTTTTGAATTCTGAATTAATATATTTTTGAATGTTCTCATCTACTAATTCAAATATTTGCTCAATGTTCTTTTCATAGATAGGACATTTTTTAATGAGTTCTCTGCCTTTACTACTCCAGTCTTCCCATCTTTTTAACATATTTTCAAAATCTTTTTTCCTTTTTTTTAGAAAATTTTCTGGAAAAACCTTTACTTTATTAGACTTGTTTGTACCAAATTCTATATTATAAAATTTTTCAGCTTCGTCTCCTTCAAATAATCTTCTATAATTGACTATTAAGTTATCTCCTACTTCCAAATTTTCTTCACTATAGAAGGTTTCCATTATTTCATTCAAATTTTTATTAATGTAAGTGACATTCATCTCATCCATTTTTGAAACATATTTTTTAATAAAATTAACTTGTCCAGAAGTAAAAAAAAATCTAAACCGATCAAAAAAAGATTTCATAGGTTTATTAATACAATAACCCTCTACATCCATCTTATGACCAAATTTTTCTAATAGATTATTATATGCTGTCTTTGTGATTTTACCGTCACTATTTTTATTATCATCAACGTAGTCTCCATACCAAAAATACATTCCAGATATAGCCGTCATTATTCTGTCAAACAGATCTTCATCATGATTTCGTAAGTCTGGTCTTCTTATTCTTGCATCTATTGATTGGTATACATATAAAATAAAGCAAACAGTAAAATATGATGTTGAAGAATGTTTGTCTGTTTTGCATTTTTCTAATTTATCCATCAAATATTTTAAATATGTTTCTTGTATTTTTAATAACCTATTCCAAATTTTATCATAAATAGGTTGTTCTAATATCCATTGTGTTTTTGTTTTTTTTGATTTAGTTTTAGTTCCAGTTCTAGGACGTTTTTGAAAAGCATCCGACAAGCTACTCATCTGGAAGGCGATTTCCTCTTGTTCTAAATCATTTTCCACAAAGGTATTATTATTTTTATGTTTGGTTTTCTTAATTAAGTATTTAAACGCCAATAACCTAAAACTTTCATTATATGTAGATATAAAACAAAATATTGAAATTATTGTTGCATTGATCTCCTTATAGTGGGGACGACTACCTATTAATTCTATATCGCCATCCAGATTATCCAGATTTCCCAGTTTGGATATTCTATCTAAAAAATCTGTCATATTAGATAAGTGTTTATTTTCCATTATTACCTTCGATGGATGTATACACAGATTATATGTGAAACTATTTATGGAATCTTCATCTATGTAATCTTTATTTTCTTTTAAATATTTTAAAGCATATTCGAATGATTCTTTAATTGTTTCACGTAATGCCGAACGATTAGGCATTTTAAACTGTAGTAAAGTAGGCTGTCCACGCTGTTTGGTATCGGTGATGTAGGTTAGATCTGTGCCAATGGGTAAGACAAGTCCTTTAGTACTTCTTTTTTTGGCCGCTTCATACATCTTCACTGTGCCGATATCCTCAAGCATCGTTTCGGCCACGTCAACTGCTTTTTTCAAGTATTTATCATTATCTTGATATTCAAGTTTATTCACAAGAACCATAATGTGTTTCGAAAAACATTTAGAAAAAGCTTTTTTTATATTGAAGTCGCTCTTCTCATTATCCCACTTATCAATACCATTTAAAAAATCGCCACAAAATCTGTTTACCCTAACGTCCAAATTTTCTTCTTTGATTTCTGCTAGAGGAGGTCCAATGATAATGTCATTATATTTACTTGAATAACTAACACCAATTGTTGAGTTCCCCAAGTTATCACCTATTTTTGGACTCCATGTAGTGTCTATCGCCCTATCTGGGTTAATGTAAATGTTTTTCAAACCCTCCTCATGTCCTGGCCAACCTTGTGGCACATATGGTTTTAGATTTGGTGGTGTCGATTGTGTGTAGCCAGTGTTGTTATTAATGTAATATCTGCGACCGTTTTCATCAACAGCGTGTTCCCATCCATCAGGTAATGGTCCATCACCCCAATTGATACTACTAGTATTCGTGATATCCAACAAGGTATTGTCCTTGTCCATTTTAACTAGGTAATCACTATAATCACTAAATTCTTTTTTATATGGTTTAACATTCACTACAGTCGTCATTAGTATATATATATATATTCTTAAAATATTTCAATTTAAAAAAAATTATAATGTACGATAACTGGTATGTAATATTTAAATAATTATTTGTATGTTGGATCACTATTATCACACATAATTGGAATAATACCAGTGATAGATTTATATTTTTTTATACAACAAGATTCATATGCATGATATGTTTGAGAAACTACTTTTGTTTCTTCTCCTAAAATATTAATTGTATGTTCTACAACAGGAAGAGTCCATGTGTAAAATTCATATTTTGATTCTGTTTCAAGTAAATCCTTTTCAATACTATGATATAAATGAGCATTGGTTACTGACATTTTTCCACTTTTACCTCTCTCTAAAACATGATGTCCACATAAATAACTCCCAAATCTATTTTTCATTCCATTTCGAGTGCCACCAATTTTAATAATTATTCCATCTTTTACAATTGTGTATATTTGTTCAATATTTTCACTCCATAATTTATTATTTACGGGTATAGTTTGAATAACAGTTTGTCTATTTGTATTATCTAAAACTATATCAGCTCCTTTTATAAATACATTATTACATTCTTTATTAAAATCTTCCATTGATAAAAGATTTTCTGTAATAATAGGTTTACTCCACTTATCTCTTGCAACAGTACCGTCTGTAAATTTTTTATTATGTTTATCTTCTTTATTTTCCTCTACTATATTTCTCTCTTCAATAACATTATTAAAGTCCATTCTTATAAATTTATATTAATTAATTAATTAATGATTAATATAAATCAATTTTTTTTATTATATCAAAAGAGAGAGAGATATTTATTTTTTATAAGTTTTACCAGCCAATTTTAATACATCTTTAAATTGTAATTTTGGATTTTTCTTCATAGTTTCTTTAATGTGTTTACTCCATGCTGTTTCTTTTCTTTTTGATTTACGTGTTTTTTTTGCTAATTTCTTAGGTTTCATAGCTTTTGTAGCTTTTGTAGGTTTTACGCGTTTTGTAGGTTTAGATGATGTTGAACGTTTTTTATAAGTTTTACCTGCCATTTTCAAAACATCTTTAAATTTCATTTTTGGATTTTTTTTCATTGTTTCTTGAATATGATCTCTCCAAGGATTTCCCATTTATAGATTAATAATATATTATTATTTTTAAAAATAAAGAATTACTTATATTAAATGTTCACATGTAACATATAAAGCTGATATCAATAAAAACACTACGAAAAATAAATATAATTGTTTTTCATTTAATATTTTTTTTGTATGAATAAAACTTCCATAATATGTTCCTATAAAATTTCCTAATATGAGTAAGAGAGAAATGTAAACGAGTTCTTTTGTAATATCATCATTTTTCCAAAAATTATATAATGCAGGAATAGTTTGTGGTAGTGCTTGTAATATTAATGCAATAATAACAGCTTTTTTAAGACTTAGGCCTAATATACACAATGCAGGAACTGTGATTAAACCATCAGCGCCAATAGTTGCCATAAATAAACCTGTTAAAGTACCAACTATTATGTACGATATAATATTTATAATATTCATTATTAATATAATAATAACATTAAATTATAAAAAATGTTATTATTTAAATTATTCTAATGTAATAAAGTTTTTACTAATATTATTAGTAAACATACCAATTGTGTTACCAATAAAAATAATAAAATGAAGTAAAATTAAAATTATAAATTGTAATTTAATTGATGTATGTTTTGGATCTAAAATAGAATAGACACAATCCCCTGTATAATATCTCCATGGTATGTAAATAAATATAAGCCAACAATAACACCAAGTGTAAGTTAGTAATAAACTATTTGTATTAAATTCATAAACACCATGAGAGTTTGAATATAACAAAATAAGATATGGAATTGAATGATTAATATTACAATGGAGTGATTGTAAACTAGATATTAAATTAGCATTATCTCTATCGTCAGTATCAGTCATATTAAAAAAAAATTTTGTAAAATAATATCCAAAAGAAATTATAAATTGAACATTATGACAAATTGGTAAAAAAGTAGGATTAAAATAGAATAGAAAATTAGCATAATGACCTGTATCTGTTAAACGAATAAGATGTTTCCATTTATATAATTCAGGTTTTGGATATAAATGTTTAAAACAAATATAATAATTCGCAGAAAATGTTTTTAAATAAACATAGAATGCTAATAATGGATTATATATTGAAAAATAACTACAAGCTAGAATAATATAAATACCATTTTTTAAAAATAAATCATATAAATTCATCTGTATAATAAATACTAAAATTACTATTTAAGTATTATTTTAATTTTGATTATGGTTTTGTGAACTACTTATATTATTATTTAATAAATTGTTATTATTAATATTATTATAATATTTTATCATAATAAAAAAACCTAATAATATTAAACTCAAAAAAATTATACTCATAATTTGACTAACGTCTAACATATATTGTATGTATTAAATAATTATTTTTAATTTATTTTGTCAATAAATCATTAATATCATATTCATAATCTTCATAGTCTTCATCATCATTAATAGGTGTAAAACCATCAATATAAAATTCTTGCAATTTTTTTATTTGTTCTTCGTATGTAATAATATTTTTAAATAATTTAGATTCTGGAACAATTGGTATAACAGCATCAATCATACAGCATTTACAAACAATTGTATTATTATAATTACTAATAAATGTATTAATATTTTTTTCAATATTATATATTTCTTTACAAAAAATACAACCTAGACTTACTATTCCAAATTTATTAAAATTTGTAATAGCAATATTATAATTGTTTGTAGCTTCTTTTATGTATTCAAGCATATTATTTTATTACATAAAATATATTTTAAAAAATAATTTTCAATTTTTATTTTTTTCCTCCACTAAAACGAACGCGTCCTCCACCACGTCCACCACCGACAGAAGCATTATTTGAACTTTGTGAAACAATAAACATAAAATATACAATTACTAATACTACTAATATTAACATCAAAATTATAACATATAATCTATATCTTTCTAAACCAAGTAAAGCATCATTACGTTGTTCATCTGTTTCACCAATTTTACCCTTAATATGATTGAGTGCGTCTGTTTCTTCTTTGCTATGTGGTCCTCCAAATAATCTTTTAAAAAGATTAGAAGTATCATTATCATAAAATTCATCAGAAAATTCGTTTTTACATTTAATTGTAGGAGCCATAATATATTATTTATATATTTTATTAATATAATAATTAAAAAAATATAATAATTTATTCATTTTTTTTAGAAGTAATGAAATATAAACTAACTATCAGAGCAATAGAACCAGCAGTCCACAAACCAAATTCTGCATATTTTTGGTTTAATTTTAAATCATAATCATCATTTTGTCCTTTTAAAGTTACTAAATCTGGATTTTTCATTTTATATAATGTATCTAAATATTATTTTTTTAAGATTTAATAGCATATTGTTTAGTACTAGAAGTAGACATAAAACCCATAACAATAATACCAATAAATAACATTACACCATATGAAGTATAATGATTATATGAGTTTATTTTATCTTTTAATAGTTGATCATATTTATTATCGATTTTATCAACATTATATTTTCTTTCTGTCTTTTTTTTCAAATCAATAGCATCTTTAGATAATAAATCTTGTAATATTTGTTTAAGCTTAGCTTCTTCTTCTTTTATAATTTCTACTTCTTTTTTGAGTGATTCAAAAATGACTTCACCTTCTCTTGGAGAATACTCGTTATCAGATAAATTAATAAAAAAATCTAGACCAAAATTTTGTTCATATGCTAAAGCATCATCTAAAATTTTAAATTGTGTTTTTAAATAATTACAATCTTTAGGTATATTTTTATCACTTTGCAATGCAGTTTGTTCTAAAAATTCTTTAGTTAATTTTTTATAGTTTTTATCACCATCATTATCATTATCATAATCTCTATTAATTTCTATCATTATTTATAATTATATAATATATATATTTAATAATTTACACAAGCACGAAAATATAATGCATCAATTGCTGTTTTGCTTGGACGTTTTATTTTACATATTTCACCAGGTTTAATTCCAATAACTTGTGCAACAGGATCAAAACGAGATATTTCTGGTATTTGTTTAATATCTACTATATTATATTTTTCATAGAACTCATCCTTATCTTTATTCGATAAAATATCATGTATTGGAACCATTTTGTGTTGTAAAATATTAAATTGTAAACGTTTTAAACTAATAACATTAACTAAAATATGATTTTTTTCCCATTGTAATTTTAAGTAATTAATAAGTGTATCATTAGGATCATCATTAACTATAATAATAAGACGATCATTTGCTTGTAATTGTTGTTGTATATAAAATACTTCTTCAATTAAATTATCAATATTTTTATCACGCAATGTTTTATTATTTTTACTAAGTACTTCATAGAAATGTACTAAAACTTTTTTTCCTATACTATCATCTTCAATATTATTACGTGAAACACACATATCTAATTCATTATTTTGAATAATTGAATGTAATTCATGCATTGAAAATTCTTTATAATTATCTACATTATAACCACTATTTTCAAGTATATCTAAAATATTATTTCTTGCTTTGTATAAAGAAGTAAAATATTTACTGTTTAAAACTATTTCAGCCATTTATTTATAATATTAAATAATTTTATATTTTTATTTCAATTTTTAATAAAAATATAACATATTCTATTTTAATAATTCTTTTATTAAAGTTTCAAAAGTATTTTTATTATTATTACTTGTAGTGAATAAATTTGTTATTTGAGCTGGTGTTATTTGTTTTTCGTATAAGTTTATATCATCAATTAAACCTTTGTATTCTATTTCAAAAAAATGATAATACATATTTTTAAATATTTTATTTGTTATATAATCTAACTTCATATTAATATCAATACGTCCAGGACGTTTTAAAGCTTTATCTAATTTTTCATAATGATTGGTAGTAACAACAATAATTCTACCAGGTGTTTCTCTTATTCCATCAAAAACATTTAATATATCATCAAGTGTTAAAGGATCTGCTAATATTTTAGATGATGAAAATAGTTCTGTTTTATTATTTTCACTATCTATAGTATTATCTTTTTTCAACTTTTCATTATTATCTAACATTTTTTTAATATTATTATTAGATGTATCTTTTTTTATAATAGTATTATCACGTTCATATACTATATTATCAGCACAATCAATATCTTCAAATACAATAATTTTATCTTTAAAATCTATAGATTTATTATCATTTGAACGTTTATATCTATCTTCATAAAAAAACATATCTAGATCTTTTACAGTTTTTATTAATTTAAATGATAATAAAATAATGTGACGATTTGTATAATTAGCTAACGCTTTAATTAAAGATGTTTTACCTGTTCCAGGCTCTCCATGTAATGCTAAACCAAGTGAATATGGCATGCCTTTATCATAATACCATTTTTCATTGTTAAGAAAAAAATCTATTTTATTAACAAAATCTTGTTTTTTTTCAAAAAATATATTATTAAAACTTCTAGTTGTATTAAATAATGTTTCTTTCCAACAATCGTAAATACTTTCGTCGTAACTATTAGTCATTAATTTATAAATATATCTTTTCCCTTTTTTTTCTTCTTTAATTTTTTGTAAATGTTTATATGTCAAATCATCAATAAAAGTTTTTATATCTTTAAAAGTTAATTTATAACTATATAATTCAATAATAAATTGCATTTTTTTACTATTTACTTTACCATTTTTATCTTCTTCATTCGCATGATCAATAATTTCAATATTAGCATATATGTCTTTTGTAAAAATGAAATCTTCGCTTTGAGATATAATATAAAAATTATTTGTAATATCGTTATTATCATCACCATAACGTTGTTCATCAACTTTTGTATAAATGTATTTTAATTCATGTATTAAATTTTTTGTTATATTTTCTTTTAAATGAATAGAATGTTGATTTAAAAAATTTACAATACTAATAAATTCATTTGTATAATCTGTAGAAATTTTAGGAACACAAACCCATTTATCCCATCCTACACTTCTTGAAGCTTCATATATAACAGTATTTTTATTTTTGGTTATACAGCTAATTTTATGAAAATAATTTTTAATTTTATTGTAATATACATCTAACATACTTAATTTATGAAAATTATTACATATTTGATATGTAATAAATAATAAAATAATAATAATTGGATGAATTTTTTCTAATATTGTTTTTAAATTGGTTGCTATTATTAAATTAAAAAAATCAACATTTTCCAACATTATAAATCATTATTAAGTATTTTTTATATACATTTATAATATATAAATGTCTAATATTCCAATAACTTCAGCAAAAAATATACAGATTAATGGTATTGAGGGATACTGTAAAAATAAATGTAGTATGAGATATGATTATAAAACAATAGAACAATTGTGTGTATCAAAGACATCTTCAAATGTAAATATAAATTTGAAATATGAAGAAAATACAGCACCTGCTATATCATTTGATGAAATAGGATATAATCCAACAAATGTTACTATATATTCTCCTTCTTTACATAAATATAATAATATAAAAGCTCACGCAGAAATATGTATTACACATAGTCAACAAAATAGTTCACCGGGTAATTTGTATATTTTTATACCTTTGATGATATCATATAAATATCCTAGATCATCAGGTGGTGAAAAAAATTGTAATGAAACACTAAGATCAATATTGAATAATATGAGTGAAGTAGCATGTACAGATGAAACTTGGATTAAAATGGATTTTACTATTAACTCATTTTTGCCAAATAAGCCATATTTTTTTTATAAAGAAGGTAATAATAGTATTGTAGTATTTCACACAAATGAATATAATGTAATTAGCAGATATGACTATAATAAATTAAGAAGGCAAAATATTAATTTAAGAAATAGTACTGAACCTTTATTTTATTCAAATGAGCAAACAGGGCAAAAAATAACAAATGATTTGTACATTGAAGTAAAAGAAATGCAAGATGGGTCACCAATTGGAAAAGAAGAATCAATAACCGAAAAAGAAACACATACACATGAACACACACATGAAGGATTTTCTATTTTAAGTGATGAAGATTTTTGTGTAAAATCATCAATGGAAAATTCTATATCATTATTATTAATAATGTCAATATTTTATGTTGGATTTAAAGTTGTAACCACAAAAGATTAAAATATATAATTTATAATTATAATATTATATATTTAAATTATTGAAGTTCAATTACATCTGTAGCATTGTGTAATTTATGTAAAATAGGTTTAACATTAGTATCAATTTTTTCTCCAATAGCATATTCTTCAACATTTTCTACAGCTAGTTCTTCTAATGTATCTGGATTTTTAATTTGTTGATCTGCATTATAATTTACCATTTTAACAATTTTTTCTTCTTCACTAGGTAATTCAGGAACACTTGTTGGTATTTTAGCAGTGTTAGTTGAACGTCTAATTAATTCATAAGCTACTAAGAATCCAACAATACCAACAATATTATTAGTATTCATAAAAATAATTATAAATACAACTAAAACTAATATATTTCCATATACAGAATCAATTACATTTGAAATAGATGATGGTAATGTAACATCATATGTGATTAAAAATATTAAAAAGACAATTAACAAAACTATATCTAATGTTTTAAAGTTTTTATTTGATAATTCATTACCTAATAGCGCCATTATAGTATAATAATAACAAAGATAAAATATTTTAATTTAATTATAAAATTGAATTAGATATTTCCTAATATTAACTATAAATCAAAATGGCTAATTATATTGGAAAAAAAGGATATTCAATTTATAAGAAAAATATGGATAAAGAACAAATTGAATATATAAAAAAAGAACTATATGTTAAACCTTTCGTTCCTAAAGCAATGAGTGCATTACAAAAAGTAGAGTCGTTTCCAATATATAGAGAATCTAATAGTAAATTTTATCTCCCTAAATATTTTGGACTGCAAAAATATGGTATTGTTGAAAATAAAATAGTAAATGGTCAAAATATAAATGTAAATTTTAATGGTAAATTACGTGATTATCAGGAAAAAATTGTAGATAAATATATGAATTATATTAATACAAAATATAGTAATTTTGGAGGAGGTTGTTTAGAAATTGATACTGGATTAGGAAAGACAGTAATTGCTATAAATATAATATCACGAATAAAATTAAAAACAATTATTCTTGTTCATAAAGAATTTTTAATGAATCAATGGATTGAGCGTATTAATGAATTTATGCCAAATATTAAAATAGGTAAAATACAAGGAAAAACAATAGATATTGAAAACAATGATGTAGTTATTGGTATGATACAATCTTTATCAATGAAAGATTATGATAGTGATTTATTTGATGATTTTGGTTTAATGATAATCGATGAAGTACATCATATGGGTGCAGAAGTATTTAGTCAAGCACTTAGTAAAGTAGTTACAGCATATACACTAGGTTTAAGTGCAACAATGGAAAGAAAGGATGGCTTAAGTAAAGTATTTAAAATGTTTATTGGCGAAACTATACATGTAGAAAAACGTGATACAAGTAAACACCAGGTATTAGTTAAATGTTTAAAATATAAAGTAGATGATGATGAATTTAATGAAATAAAATATGATTTTAGAGGAAATGTTCAATATAGTAGCATGATAACTAAATTATGTAGCTATAATCATCGAAGTGAATATATAATTAAATTTATTATACATACGTTAAAAGAAAATCCAACACAGCAAATTATTATTTTAGCTCATAATAAATCATTATTAAAATATTTACATGACGCTATTTTAAATAGAAATATTGCTGATGTTGGATATTATGTTGGTGGTATGAAAGAGGCAGAATTAAAAATAAGCGAAACAAAAAAAGTAATAATAGCTACTTATTCAATGGCTTCAGAAGGTTTAGATATAAAAACACTAACAACATTATTATTGGCAACACCAAAAACAGATATTGTTCAAGCAGTAGGACGAATATTGAGAACTAAACATGAACAACCAGTTGTAATTGATGTAGTAGATGATCATGAAATATTTAAAAAACAATTTTCGCAAAGAAAAAGATTTTATGTAAAACAAAAATATAAAATAATTGAGATTGAAAACACATCTAAAAATTTTAATAAGGAATCATGGAGTTTGAATTATGATCCTAGTGTTAAAAATGTTAAGAAATCTATTAAAGATAAGTGCTTAATTGAATTGTAATATTACTTAAAGACTAATTATCGTAATAATATAATATATATTATGGATATTACTAATAATAATAATAATTTAATGGATAGATTTCCTATTTGTGAACTTTCATATGGTTCTTATGATCATAAGAAAGTTCAATACGATATATGTTTAGCAGTGCCTTTTGGAAAAAAAGTATATGCATGGTTTACATATTACAAAAAAGATTATGTTTGTATTTTGATTGAAAAAATAAGAACAAGGGATGGTGAAAGAATTAATAAAATTGAAATAATTAATTCTGTTTTTTCACCAGATTTATGTTTAAATACTATATTATATGGAACTGTTGTAAATTATGATAATGCTAGATTTTTTTCTATAGAAGATATTTGCTATTATAAAAATAAAAATATTTGTAAAGTAAAAAATGAAATAAAATTAAACACAATACAATATATTTTGCAACATGAAATGAATAATACTTGTTATTTGAAAAATAATGTAGTTTTTCAAATGTGTTATATGAATAATAATTACGATGAAATGTATAATTATGTAAATAATTTACCATATAAGGTTTTTTCAATACAATATATTTGTTTACAAAGAAAAGGACGAGTATATAATGTATTGCCAAGAATAAATAAAACAAATTCAATATATAACGAACAACGACCATTACGCGCAGTTTTTAAAGTAAAAGCAGAAATACAATATGATATATATAATTTGTATTGTTATAATGAAGGTGATACTGAATATTATGTGAATAAAGCATATATTCCAGATTATAAAACAAGTGTTAAAATGAATTCTATTTTTAGAATAATAAAAGAGAATGATAATTTAGATTATTTGGAAGAAAGTGATGATGAAGAAGAATTTGAAAATATAGATATTGACAAATATGTTGATTTAAATAAAACAGTGTATATGGAATGTATTTATACACCAAAATTTAAAAGATGGATTCCTGATAAAATATTAAAACCATGTAAAACAGTAAGATTATGCGATGTAGGAAACTTAATACGTGATTATAGAAAAAGATTTTAAATTACGAATCAAAGCTTTTATATTTAATATACTAACTTAAATATAATAGAATATTAGATATTAATGATAATTAATAATTTCATTAATAAAAAAATTAAATGGGAGGATATAGAATATACTTCTAATTTTGTATTATTTGTAATATCTTCATTAACCTCATATCTTGTATATAATAATTTACAATTACATTATTTTTCTTACGTTATTTTATTTTATTTTATTAGTGATTTATTATGTATACCTTATGAACGAAAAAAAGATATTTTATACCATCATGTATCATCATGTATTATAATTATGTATTATTTTATATATTTAAGAAATTACTATGACAAAAATTTTTTATTACATGTTCATTTACAAACAGAATATAGTAGTATTTTTTTATCAAGTAATTATTTTTTTAATTTTTGTAAAAAAGAGAATGAAAAAAGTAAAAGTGTTAATAAAACTATAAACATTTGTTACAATATATCAAATATATGCTTTATTATTACCTTTTTTAGATATAGAATTTATCAATTTGTATATTACACAGTAATAAATAATGAACGATATTTACAACATTTAGAATATTATAATGCTAATTCTTTCCAGAAATATTATCTATATATGACTATTTTATCACCATTATTATTAAATTTGTATTGGGGTTTTGGTATAGTAAAAATTATTCGTAAATTAATTAATAAACAAAAAAAATAACAAAAATTATAAAATAAATATAAATTTTATTTTATAATTAAACCATTTCAGCAATAACCGAAATATATTCATCGTTTAATTCAAAACGCTGACCAATTATTTTAACAGATATAATTTGATTTTCTTCAACATTATTAAAAGTTTCATTATCATAATTATGATCACGTGCAATAAATATAACCATCGGTGTTTTTTCATATTTTGAAATTTCAGCACGAATTCCCGCTTTTGTAATATTTTTAACAGTACAATCAATTATCATATTTTCAACAGGAAAACATACTTGACATTGATATGAAACACAATATTTTATACAATCATTAATAACAATGCCACTTGATATTGTTATAATATTAACACTGTTAATAGCAACATATCCATCTTTCATACATTTTCCTTCAAATTTTCTTTTTAATAATTTTAAAATATTATCTTGTATATTTTTACCAACTAAATTAAATGGAATTGTTATATCTTCAGTACTAATTAAAGGTGTAAATATATCTCCACTTGTTTTTCCACCTATTTTTTTTAGGTTTTTTTTTGCTTTTATAACATATGTTTCATCCCCAAATTTAAAATCTTTTTTTTCTTCATTCAAAGTTTCCATTTAAACTATATTATAATACTATAATATTCTTTAAAATATTTTCGATTTTATTAATAATTAAGATATTAAATTAAGATGTTTTCCATCTAATCCATACGCAGCTTCAATAATTGTAAGAAACCATATTTTATCGTATATTTCATTATAATATCTTAAAATAAATTCATGTAATAAACATAACTTTGGTTTTGTAATTTTTTTTAATATTTTATCATCTAAAAAATCTTTTAATTTATTGTCTATTAATGAAAATTTATCAAAAATTTCATCTTTACTTCCAAATTCACATATTTTACTAGTAAAACGTTTATATGTTTCTGTTGTAATTTTTAATCTATAATTTTTTTCAATAATGTTATTTTTTTTCCCACTGTCATATACGAATCCAATTATTTTAGCTAAATTTTTTTTATCAACATTATATTTATTTTCTAATTGATCAAAATAACGTTTATCTTCTAATTTATTAGATAATATCCATTGATTTTCATCATTATCATAAATAAAAAAATTATATTTTTTTTTATTAGGGATAATAAAACCAACAATTTCATTATTACTATTTTTTAAGTAATGTTTATGTAAATAATTATAAGTATGAAAATCAATTTTATTATCTTCATTTACGATTGTATGAGCAAAATAAATAAATAAATTTCTTAATATATCATTATTGTTAGTATATTCTAAAATATAATCTACAATAATCTTTTCTTTATAATTATCAAAATCATTATCAAACATAATATTTATTGTATTGAAAATTTCAGCGTACTTAGAACTTTGTAATATATCATTATATTGATCTTTTATTACCGTTAATATATTTTTTATATCAATATTTTCTTTTGTAAGAGTATTATTATTTTTTTTCTCTTTTTGTTTTTTGATTTTAATAAATTGACGTTTTCTATCTATATCTCCATTTCGATTTTCCATTGTTATTTGAATATTTTTTGAAAAAGTTGGTTGATATATATAAATATCATCAACTAAAATAATATTTCCAGAGTTGCCATATCTATCTACAACTATTTCCATTTTACTATTAGTTAAATCATGTAATGCCATGTCTATTTGTAATTTATTATATTCATTATTAAAATTTATATAATCCCATATTTCTTGATAGCTATACACCATTTTTTTCCCATATTCACCATATAATTCTTTTATTTTACTTTTAATTAAATTTTTATTCAAGGAAATATGATTAGAATGTATTGTATTAGAATCACTAGAAATATTACTGTTATTAACTTCGATGATATTATTTTCATTATTTATAATTTTACATTGATAATTGCAAGATTCCATGTAATCACAAATTTCTGTATATGGTTTATCACCAACTTGATATTCAATTATTTTTTTATTTGGTAATTTTATATTAACTTTTGTATCCAAATCTTTTATACTATAATGACTTTGTTCTTCTTGTAAAATACAATCAATAGAAGTTTCTTTTAATAATCTACTTACTGCACCAATTTGTAACGCTTTTTTTTCAGCGCCTCTATAAACATAAAAATCAATAGCTTCAATATTAGTGTCTAATATTGTTCCATACAAATAAATATTAACATTTCTTTCACTAAAAGGTAATTTTTTATGACTACAATTTCTAATTGCTCTACCAATTATTTGTTCAATTCTATTCATGTTAAACCATGGTTCTAAAATGTGGACATTTCTAATATTTTTGAAATCTATACCTTCTGAACCAGCTTTACTTATTAAAATAGCTTTAATAATATTTCCGTTTTTATTTTCTTCTGAAATAGCGATTGAAATTTCTTTTTGCACTGACATGGATATATTTTTTTGACCAGTAATAATTATATAACATTCTTTACGTTTATTAATTCTATTTTTAGTTTTGTAAGATTTCTCTACAAAATTCTTACTTGAATTGTAATTATCAAAACCTAGTTCTTCAAGAGCACATGCTATAGGTATTAATCCTGAATGTAAATACTGACTATAAATTAATGATATTCCTTCGTTTTCTACAACAGAATTAATTATATTATGTATTTTACTACTATAATCTTGTATTCTATTTATGTGAAAAATACTTTTATTTTCTTCTAAGTATTCGTTTTTATATTTAAATGGGTATGTATTAACATTTGTAACAATATTTGAAAAACCTTGTTTACCTGTTATTTCTTTAGGTACAATTTTTGTTTGGTCTATAGTTTCTTTTCCATAATTTATTTCATTATTGGGAAAAGTAATATTTAATGCTGCCAAAGGTAATTGAATTTTCATATAACCAGAGCTTTCAAATTCATAATCATTACTTCGTTCTTTATTAAAATACACACTAGTTATGTAATTATATATAAAAGATTGATAACCTTTTAATTTAAGACAAAACAAATCGATATAACTTAATGGATTTGCAATTGCTACATTGTTGAATTGAAATTCAGGGTAATTTTTTTTATATGTTTTTAAAAAAGATTGTTCGATTGAATGATTTAATGGATATATGCGATATGGAAAACTGTAAGGATTTTCACCTTTAATAAAAGATATATATCCTCTAGAAATTTCTATTAATCTTTTTTTACCAATTTCATTACCATTTTCATCTATTATAAATTCACCATCTTTATCGAAAATTGAATTTTCTTTTATTTTTGGTTTATTATCATTAGTATTAATTAAATTTAATAACATTATTATTTCCCTATAATTATTATACATTGGTGTTGCTGATAAAAATAATAATTTAATATGTTTCACCTTTTCAACTAAACGTTGTAAATTATTAGCAACTATTTTATTTTTATTGTCATCAGTCATACGTAAATTATGTACTTCATCAATTATAATTAATCTATCTTCAAATATATTTTTTAATTTTTCATCAGATAATTTTTGTATATAATTTGCTAATTTTGAATAACCAAAAAAAGCATAATATTTATCTATTAATTTTTTTGCTTTAAATATGATTTGTTCTTTATCTTTTATTTTATTTAATGGATTTATTTCATTTAAAATGTTATTACCAAAACATTTATCCAAAGAAAAGATTCCATTGTTTTCAATTAAATTATCTGTATCAAATAATTGTGTTCTAAAATTATTTTGTACATTTGGAGAAGCAACAATTAAAATTTTTTTTTTTAAGCCAGATTTTTTTACATACTGTCTCATTTCTTCTGCAATACTAATTGCACTACATGTTTTACCTGTGCCTACACCATGATATAAAATTAAACTATTATATGGTGTTTGAAATGATAAAAAATTTCTAACAAATATTTGATGTGGAGCTAACGAAAATTTTTTTTCACATATTTCATTGGAATACTCTTCAATATCTAAAACCTTTTTTTTCTTTGAATTAATTTTAAATTCCTCTTTTGAAGCAATTTTAATATTAAAGTTATTATCAGTATTTCGTGGATATATGTTACTGTCAATTATGTCTAAAGTATTTTCCATATACTATATTATTATATTATCTTATTAAATAATAAACATTTATGAATTCTTTCTAACAATGTTTTTTTTTCAATATTATAAGGACGTATTTCCTCCATACATTTTTCGTAAGATTTCCATTCAATTTTCGAAACTTCTGATTCTTGAAAATTAGATAAATCATAATTCACATCACGTGATTTTGCTATAAAATATTTATGCTTATATGTTTTATAATTAGATCCAATATATATTTCTTCATATGGAACTATATTTTCTATTAAATCAATGTCATCTTTAGCTATTCCTGTTTCTTCTTCAAATTCACGAAATGCACAATCCAATTCTTTTTCAGAATAATTACGTCTCCCTTTAGGAAATCCCCATTCAGGTTCACTCCAACTAGTTGTACTATTAATAATAAAATTTTTAATATTATAAACATCTTTATTTAAATTGAAAATATTTATTTTCTTTTTTAATTGTTCGGGCACTTTAACATCATCTTCTTTAACATTATTATTAATTATATTTAATAGTAACTCTTTTTCTGTTTTTGTCATTTCATCAATAATATTCTGTAAAATTATAGGATTATAATTATTATGTTTACTATAGATAAAATCTGACAATCCAAAACTTTCTTTACGTCTAATCATCAAATATTCTATATTATTGTTATTTTCATTTTCTCTATATAAAATAATACCTATACTAATAATTGCTAATTTACATTCATTACAAATATGACCGAATGAGCCGCAATTATGGCATATTTCATTTTTATTTTCATTATTTTGATAAGTCATTATAATAGTATATAATCTTGTTTTTATGTCATACTATAAAATATAAAATAATATATAATATATTATGACTAATTTTGATCCAGAAGTATGGGGGCCACATTATTGGTTTGTAATATTTACTATGGCATTAACATATCCAGAAAATGTAACAAAAGTTACAAAAAAAAAATATTATGATTTTATTCAAAATTTACCACTATTTATACCTTGCGATGAATGTGGAAAACATTTTGCAAAATTATTAGATAAATATCCAGTTAGTCCATATTTAGATTCAAAAGATTCATTTATAAGATGGGTACATTTTATTCATAATCGTCTAAATGAAGAATTAGATCCTCCAAAACCAATAATTAATTTAAAGCAAGCTTTAGAACGTTATTATAAACATTATGAGGGAAAAAAAGAGAAATATATAGCAAATGAAATAGCTCCTTACGTATCTTATATTTATTACGTAGTATTTTTAATACTAATTATGTTAATTATTTGGTATTTATATTCATTAAAAGAATAATATATTATATTAATATATGACTAAACAAAAAAGAGGAGGGAGTGTTATAGGTGCTGGTGGTTATGGCTGTGTATTTCGCCCTGCTATTCAATGTAAAAAATCCAAAAAAAAAATAACAAAAAAAAATGTTACAAAATTATTATTGAAGCGTTATGCAAAAAACGAATTTCAAAAATCTGTTCGTTTTTATAGTAAATTAAAAAGTATACCAAATTTTAATAATTATTTTATATTTCCTCAAAAAATATGTAGTCCTAGTAAATTAACTGAAGAAGATAAAATAAATTTTAGTTTAAAATGTAACACATTATTAAAAAGTAATATTACAGTTCATAATGTAAATAATAAATTAAATAAATTAAAAGCAATACAAATGAAAGATGGTGGAGTAGATTTGGATAATTTTTTACGTAATTCTGTAATCACAATGGATACATTTAAAAGAATGAATAAATCATTAATTGACCTATTTTTAAATGGTGTATTAGTAATGAATAAATTAAATGTTTATCATTTAGATTTAAAAGCATCAAATATGATGATTAATGATGAATATCAAATAAAAATAGTTGATTGGGGTTTATCCGCTATATTAGATGAAAAAGAAATACCAGAAAAATTACAAAGACCATTACATTTTAATTTACCATATTCAATAATATTATTAAATAATGATTTCATTCAATTTGTAAATGATACTTTTGAAAGAAATCCAAATATAACACACGAAGGTATAATGCCAAAATTATCTACATTTTATAATATATTTGCTGAAACTTATGGAAGAGGACATGAAATATATATAAATGAAATTTTACATAATTTATTGCAAACAAAAAAATATTTACATAATCAAGTTATATTGCGTTATATAGCAGATATTATCATTAAATTTAGAAAAAATAACAAATTCGATGTAAAGAATTATTATTTAAATGTATTTTTAAAAAATGTAGATGTCTGGGGATTTGTACATGCATATTTTCCAATAATGGGATTAGACTCACCTATCATAAAAAATGTATATAGTGATAGGGCTAGTAATTTTATTGCTGATAATTTTAAATTATTATACACAAATTTTTTATTAAAATATAGTGCTGAACCAATACCAATAGAAAAATTAGTTGATTTAATTAAAAATATATCTAACACATCATCTAAAGGAATAGTTACAACTATTGGAAATATAACAAATCCTACGAGTATTGAATCTTCAAAAATAAGTGAATCAGTCTTATTAGTTTCAAAAATAAAAAAAACACTTAAAAAAAAACGCAAACGTGTTACAAGTAGAAAAAAATAATATAATAATAAGTAAGTAATGTATTTATTATTATATCTATTAATAATTTATTTAATTATCAATTATTTTCAAAACACAAAACGTTATTATGATTTTTATCCAACAATTGAAATATATCCGGATAATAATAAAGAATTGGATATTGTAAAAAAATTTGTGGATAAAAGACATAATGATACTATTTTTGGAAAAAATACTTTTGCACAATTTTTTAGAAAAACGGATACAAGTATAGCATATGCTTTTTTACCGTATGTAACAGAAAGTTTAGAATATTTAAATAATATGATAGATCATACTTTTCTTGAAATATATCTATTAAAAATTTTTTTTAATAGAATTAGACCATTTCAATTAGATAGATATTTAAATTCATTGGGAAAATGTAATTTACAGTCACTAAATCACTTACCTTCTTATCCTTCCGGTCATGCTTATCAAGCTTATTTTTTAAGTAAGCAATTAACAAAAAAATATCCAAATAAAAAAAAATTATTTGATTTTATAGCTTATAAATGCGATTTAATTAGAGTATATGGAGGTGTTAATTACCCAAGTGATGGTAAATTAGCAAAAAGTTTAGTTAATTTATTTTATTAATTTAAAATTCTTCATCATCATCAAAATCATTTTCATCTTGATAATCTTGAATTTCTTTTTCTAATCTTTCTAAATATTTTTCATGCTCTTTTGCTTCAATATCTACCTGTACCATTGTATTCATATCACCTGTTTCATAATATTCTTCATATGCTTCTTGTAATTCTTTATTATATTTATTTTCTATTTTTTTGTAATATTTTTCATTTAATTCATCTAAATCTTGTTGTAACATATTATTCCATTCATTTTCTGTAAATGTTTCTTTGTAAGAATTATACCAATTTATACCATCTCTACTACATTGTATTTTACTAAAAGGCATTACTATTGTAGAAGCATATTTTGTAGCTTCTTTTAAATAATTTGAATAATTACTATTAGGTTTTTCCATTTTTCTTAAAACAGGACCAACCCATTTATGTCTATTCCAATTATTTGGATCATTTACATCAATTGTAGGTGTTTTTTCACTTTCGATAGTATTATCTACAATATTTTTATACTTTGTATCAATAGGTTCATATTTTTTTTCTTCTACTTGTGGTAGTAGTACTTGTGGAACTAGCTGTATAACATTATCTTCTTGTTGTTGTCTTTGTTGTTTATTATATCTGTTATTTCTTCTATCATTATTATACCTGTTATCTCTTCTATCATTATTATATCTGTTATCTCTTCTATCATTATTATATCTGTTATCTCTTTTATCATTATTATATTTATTATTTATTCTTCTATCATTACCATTATTGTTTATTGTATTATCATTATTGATTGTATTATTATTATTATTGATTGTATTACCATTATCATTTTTTTTATTTTTTTTATTTTTTTTATTTTGAATACTTTCAATTTTACCCCCTCTTTGCCATTTATCAACGTTATTAGACATTGTACAATTTAAAATGCTGTTATTTATTTTTATTATACATATTATAGATTAAATTTAAATCGATTTTTTTATATTATAAAAATAATATTATCAATTGATATAAAAAAATAATATTAATAATAAATATCAAATATGGAAGAAGATGATATGTATGTAATAAAACGAAATGGTAGTTTAGAATCAATATCATTTGATAAAATTTTATTTAGAATTAAAAGAATAGGTGAAGAGGCTAATATTAAAATTAATTTTTCAGCTTTAGTAATGAAAATTATTGATCAATTACAGAATAAGATGGAAACATATAAAATTGATGAATTAATGGCAGAACAATGTGCATCACAAATAACTCAACATCCAGATTTTGGTATTTTAGCTAGCAGATTAATAATTTCAAATTATCATAAAAAAACACAAACGAAATTTAGTGATGTTATGAATAAATTATATAATTATAAAGATATCCATGATAAACATTGTCCAATGGTAAATGAAAATTTTATTAATATTATAAATAATAATAAAGAAAAATTTGATGATTATATTGATCATGATAGAGATAATTTATTAGATTATTTTGGATTTAAAACATTAGAAAGAGCATATTTATTTAAAATAAATGGTGAAGCAATTGAACGACCACAACATATGTGGATGCGTGTAGCTATTTCAATACATGGAACAAATATAGAGAAAGTAAAAAAAACTTATGATTTAATGAGTCAAAAATATTTTACTCATGCTACCCCAACATTATATAATGCAGGAACTCGTAGACAACAAATGAGTTCATGTTATTTAATTGCTATGGAAGATGATTCTATCGATGGTATTTATAATACATTAAAAGATTGTGCAAATATTTCAAAATATGCTGGAGGTATTGGATTACATATTCATAATATTCGTTCTTCTGGTACACATATACGAGGTACAAATGGAACATCAAATGGAATTGTACCAATGTTAAGAGTATTTAATAATACAGCACGTTATGTTGACCAAGGTGGTGGTAAAAGAAATGGTAGTTTTGCAATTTATTTAGAACCATGGCATTCAGATATTGCTAATTTTTTGGAAATGAGAAAAAATCATGGAGATGAAGAATTAAAAGCAAGAGACTTATTTTATGCGTTATGGATTCCTGATTTATTTATGGAACGCGTTGAAAAGGATGAACATTGGACTTTAATGTGTCCTGATAAATGCCCTGGATTAAGTGATGTATATGGTGATGATTTCAATAAATTATATATAGAATATGAAAATAAAAATAAAGGAAATAAAACAATGAAAGCTCGTGAACTTTGGTTTAAAATTTTAGATAGTCAAATGGAAACAGGAACACCATACATATTATATAAAGATTCATGTAATAAAAAATCTAATCAACAAAATATTGGCACAATTAAAAGTAGTAATTTATGTACAGAAATTGTTGAATATAGTGATAATAATGAAACAGCTGTTTGTAATTTAGCTAGTATAGCACTTTCATCATTTGTTGATTTTGAAACAAAAGAATTTAATTACGAAAAATTACATGAAGTTACCAAAGTTGTAACAGATAACTTAAATAATGTAATTGATATTAATTTTTACCCAACAGATAAAACTAAAGTTAGTAATAATAAACACAGACCAATAGGTATAGGTGTACAAGGATTAGCTGATACTTTCGCTTTAATGGATGTATGTTTTGATAGTGAAGATGCTAAAAAAATTAATAAAAATATATTCGAAACTATGTATCATGCTGCATTAGAATGTTCAAATGAATTATCAATTAAAAGATATAATGAAATCAAAAACCTGAAATTAGAAAGTAAACGTTATCAAGATGATGGGTTATTAAATTATTTAAATGAATATGAAATACAAAATGAAAATGAGACATTTGTTGGTGCATATAGTTCTTTTAATGATTCACCTACATCAAAAGGTATATTACAATTTGATATGTGGAATGTAAAACCAAGTGAACGTTATAATTGGAATAAATTAAAAGAAAATATTATTAAATATGGCTTAAGAAATTCATTATTATTAGCACCTATGCCAACTGCTTCAACAGCACAAATATTAGGCAATAATGAATGTTTTGAACCATTTACTAGTAATATTTATAGTAGACGAACATTAGCTGGTGAATTTATGATTGTTAATAAACATTTAATGAATGATTTAATAAAATTAAATTTATGGAATGAAAATGTTAAAAATAATATAATAGCAAATAAAGGTAGTATACAACAGTTATTACACATACCTCAACATATTAGAAATAAATACAAAATCGTATGGGAAATATCTATGAAACAGGTAATAGATATGGCTAAAGATAGAGGCGCTTATATTTGTCAAAGTCAAAGTATGAATTTATGGCAGGAAGATCCTAATTACGGTAGTTTAACAAAAATGCATTTTTATGCTTGGAAAGCAGGATTAAAAACTGGTATGTATTATCTACGAAGAAAAGGAAAACATCAAGCACAGCAATTTACTATTGAACCTTCAAAAACTGAAAATAATAATGACGAAATATGTGAAATGTGTTCTTCATAATTTAAAAAAAAAAGATTTAAAAATATATAATTATTATTATCAATGAATAATAATAATGATAATGAAAATTTAAAAAATTTTGAATATTTAAAATTAATACGTAATAAAATTGAAAAAATGGACATTTTACATCATAAAGAAATTTTGCGTATTTTTCAAGATAGTAATTCTAATATTAGCTCTAATCGTAATGGTTCATTTATTAATTTATCTGAATTAGATGATAAAATTATTGAAAAAATAGAAAAATATTTAAAACATGTTGAAATACAAGAAAAAGAATTGAAAGAAAAAAATGATGTTCAAGGTCAAATAGAAAGTACGTTTTTTTAAAATTTATTTATATTTCTAGGCATAAATGAAACACCACAACCACAGCTAGATGCTAATTTTTTATCAACATTATAAATAAATTTATTTTCAAATATACCCTTACTAAAATCTTCATAAACATAATCTATAGTAGTTCCTATTAAAAACATTTCTGACATAGGATCAATATATAATTTAACATTATCATATTCTATAATATTTGGTTTTAATTTATTTATTATATGATAATCATCTTCTTTTAATAATTCTAATTGAAAATTAAAACCATTACAACCTCCTGAATTAGCACCAAATAAAAATCCGTAAGAATTATTAGATTTTGTAATAATTGTATTCATTTTTTTCCAAGCATTTTGCGTAACATTTATTATATTTTTACTCATCTATAAATTATATATAATAATATTATTAAATATAATTTAAACTTTTTTACATATTATATTTTAATGAAAAAAAATAGTTACGAATTAAAAAAACAAATAAATTTTACTACCATTCAAAAAAGTAACCGTATAAAAAAAACAGGATTTAATCCATATAATAATATTAGTAGTAAGGTAATACCAATAAAAACTATTGATTTACAAAATACAGATATTAATGAAATTAAAAATGAAATTAAAACTGTAATTAATCATGATAGCAATGAAAAAAATACTAATAAAATTATTGAAGAAAATACTCAGGAAATATTAGATAATATTTCATGCGAAGACAGTGTTTAATTGATTATTTACACGAACAAATGTACAACATTTTGGTATATTTTTTATCTTTGCTGCATTAATATATGTACATGTACTTCTTACTCCACCTAAATAATTTAATACAGTATCTTCAAGAGATCCTTTGTATTTAACTTTAATTGATCTGCCTTCTGAAGAACGATAATTATCCATTTTACCATAATGTTTTTTCATTGCTGTTTCACTACTCATTCCATAAAATGATTTATATTTAACACCATTTTCCTCTACTATATCTCCTGGATTTTCATCATGTCCTGAAAATTGGCCACCAATCATAATAAAATCGCCTCCTGCACCAAAACCCTTTGAAACGTCACCTGGACATGTTATACCACCATCACCTATTATATATCCATTGACACCGTGAGCAGCATCTGCACATTCAGCAATAGCTGATAATTGTGGCATACCAACACCAGTTTGTGTTCTTGTTAAACAAGCGCTACCCGGACCAATGCCAACTTTTACAATATCAACTTTACCATTTAATATAAGTTCTTCTGTCATTTCACGTGTAACAACATTACCAGCAATAATAATTTTATCAGGAAATGCTTCCCTCACTTTTCTGCAAAATGTAACTAACTTTTCCATATATCCATTTGCTACATCAATACATATGAATTTAACACGAGACCCAAAATTACGATCCATAATTTCTTTTAACTTGGTAAAATCGTAATCTGATATACCTGTTGAAATAGCAAAATAATTAGGATCTAATCCTTCCATATCTTCAAATTGTTTTAAAGTATAAAATTTATGAAATGCTGTTATTATTTTGTATTTACTCAATACTTTATATACCTCGTATGTTCCAATAGTATCCATATTAGCTGCAATAATAGGAACACCTTTCCATGTTAATGTACTGTGTGGAAAGGTTAATTCACGTTCAAGATCAACTTGAGAACGAGAAGTTAATGTTGAACGTTTTGGACGAATAAGTACATCACTGAAATCTAATTTTATGTCTTCTTCGATTTTCATATAATATATATTACTACAAACGTTTATATATTTTTTATAAGTATTTAAAACTATTGATATAATAGTTATAATGACTAATATAAACACATCAAACAAGAATCAACATATAATTAAAAACTTCGAAAATTATATGCTGTCACCAAAAAATATGATGTCAATTAGTAATAAATTAAAATTAATACATCCCAAAATAATAACAGAGAAAAAAAAGAAAACGAAAGAATCAAATTTTATGAAACAAAAAATGTTTGTACCTGGAAAAAAAGATCAATTATTTTGGATTTTTTATATATTATTTAAAGGTTTTGAAGAATATAATTTAATAGGAACAAACTTTTTTACACTAGAAAAAAATATGAAAATTCAATTAATTAATGAAATAAAAAGTAAAAAGAATTTATTGAAATCATATAACATATCAAAATTATATATTTGTGAAGATGATTTATTAAATAATGAAATAATATCTTTAAAAACATTTCATGTGTTATGTATAATTAAAGATATAAATTTCGTTTTTATTACACCAAAATTAATATATGAATTTAAAAAAGATAATGAAGATGATGATAATAGTTTATTCATAATACATAAAACATCAACAGATCACTTTGCTTACGAAATTGAAGGACAAATTATGTTAGAAAATTATCGAACAGTAAAATATCATATTGAAAGTTTAGAAAAACCTGTAAAATGTATTAGTTATTATAGAGTAGAAGAATTGAGAGAAATAGCCAGTCAATTTGGAATTTCTAGTACTTCTCAAATAACAGGAAAGAATCTTACAAAACAAGATATTTATAATAATATTATGGAAAATATTAATATTTAAATTTAAAATTGATTTTTATTTAAAATAAACTCATCATTATATATATTATATAATGAGTGAATTAGTTGAAAAAAAAGAAGAAAGGAAGATTTCTTCATTTGAATCATTGGTAGATGAATATTTAAATTATAATAATGAATCTAAACAATATGAAAAAGAATTGGAAGTTCGTTTTGGAACAAAGGGAAAAATTATTAAGCGCGATGATTTTGAAAATGTTATAAAAAAAATAACAAGTTGTGGTTTTGTGTGTAAAGATATGAAAGGAAAACATATTATGCGTATTATGAATGAATATGATAAAAATGAAGTAAGTATATCAAATATTAGAACAGAAATAGAAAATATAGAAAACATACAAAATTTTTGTAAATTTAATCGCCCACCAGATAATAATTTTGTTAAATATCAAAAAAAATTTAATATAAAAAAAGATGATGTAAAAATTTTACCACATATGAATAATGATTATAATTTTAAACTGTCTTTTCAAATTGAAGATAACATACATAGACAAAGTCCTATTATACAATCACAATTATTAGAAAAATGGGAACAAACACCAAAATCTTATAGACATATGAATCGTCTTGAATTTAAGCATGAAGATATTACAAATCCAATTAAATATCATTTAAGTATTGTAAAATCATCAGTTAAAAATAAAACAGGTCAATATGTTTATGAAAAAAATATAAGAAATGTTGATATATTTAATCAAAAAGAAAATTATGAAATTGAAATAGAAATAGATAATAATATTTTAATGTCTCATCCTCAATCAAAAGAAGATTTGATTGCTTTATTAAAAAAAAATATAAAATATGTTTTATGCGGATTACAAAACACCAATTATCCTGTATCATATAAACAATTAAATGTAATAACACGTGAATATTTATCATTATTGAAAATAGATAAAAATATTGATGATGTTAAATCAAAGGATTTTATAGGACCGTCATCAATAACACTACAAATTTCCAATATTACAGATGATAAAAATATTACACTCCAAAATATTCGTGAAAATTATTCTGTAACTGAAAAAGCAGATGGTGAAAGACGATTATTGTATATTTGTAAAAAAGGTAATATATATTTAATTGATACAAATATGAATATTCATTTTACAGGTATTCAAACAAAAAAGAAGAATTTATTTAGTACTATTTTAGATGGTGAATTAATTATGCAAGATAAATATAAAAAATTTATAAATTTATTTGCTGCTTTTGATGTTTATTTTATAAATTCAGTTGATAGACGTGAATTACATTTTAATTATAAAGAAGAATTAAAAGATATACAAAATAAACCAGATAAGCCAAAAGAAGGACGTTTAAAATTATTAGAAAAAGTAGTTAAATTATTGAATGCTGATATTATGTCAAGAGAAGTCAAAATTAATTTTCAGATAACATCAAAAGAGTTTTATTATGAAAATAATATTTTTGAAAATTGTAATAAAATAATAACAAAATCAAATGAAGGTTTATTTACATATAATACCGATGGAATGATATTTACTCCTGTAAATTGTGGACTCCCTATTGTAAATAGATTAATAACATGGGAAAAATCTTTTAAATGGAAACCACCTGAGTTTAATACAATTGATTTCCTTATATCTATAAAAAAAGAGAATGGTGAAGATATAATAAATAGTTACGTTGATAAAAAAGGAAAATTAAAACAATATAAAACTTTATATTTAAAATGTGGTTTTGATGAGAACAAAGATGGTTATATGAATCCAATGCGTAAAACAATAGATGAAGATTTTGATTCATTATTTGAAAAGAAAAAATACAAAGAGAATACATACAAACCATATTTATTTTATCCAACAAGTCCATATGATGAAACAGCTCATATTGCTAATTTAGATTTAACCATGATGAATGGTATAGTTAATATTTATACTGAAGAAGAAGAACTTATTGAACATAATACTATTGTTGAATTTAGATATAATTTAAATAATAGAAATGGTTGGTGTTGGGAGCCACTTCGTGTGAGATATGATAAAACAAGACAACTTAGAAATAATATGAAAAATTATGGTAATTCTTATCACACAGCTAATAATAATTGGAATTCTATTCATAATCCCGTAACTGAAAAAATGATAACTACTGGTTTTGACATACCAGAAAATTATGGTGATGATGATGATGTTTATTATACAAGAATCAAAAATAGGTCTCATATTATTGGTATGCGTGATTTTCATAATTTATATGTAAAGAAATTATTAATTAATTCAATAAGTAATCCTGGTGATATGTTATGTGATATTGCAGTTGGTAAAGGTGGTGATTTGCCAAAATGGATAGATGCAAAATTAAGTTTTGTATTAGGTATTGATAAATCAAAAGACAACATAGAAAATCGAATAAATGGAGCATATGCTCGTTATTTAAATCAAAAGAAAAAAAGAAAAAATATTCCTGAAATGTTGTTCTTGAATGGTAATACTAGTAAACAATTTGCTCATAATGAAAACGAAGGAATAATAGGTGAACAGTATAAATTAATTTATAACGCTTTATTTGGTGTTGGTGGAAAAGAAGAAAGTAAAATAGGTAAAGGTCCATTTAAAAAATATGGTATTGCAAAAGATGGTTTTCAAATAACTTCATGTCAATTTGCCTGTCATTATTTCTTTGCATCAGTAAAATCTTTGGAAAATTTTATTCAAAATGTAATTGATGTAACTGAAGTTGGAGGATATTTTATAGGGACATGTTATGATGGAAAAAGAATGTTTAATTATTTAAATGATATAAATTTTGATGAAAGCAAAACATTATATAATAAACAAGGCAATAAAGTATGGGAAGTTACAAAAAAATATAAAAAAGATGAATTTCCTGATAATGTAGAATCATTAAATTATGCGATTGATGTTTATCAAGATTCTATTGATAAAAAATTCACAGAATATCTAGTTAACTTTGATTATTTTAAACTAACTATGGAACAATATGGTTTTAGAATGTTAAATGATGAAGAATTAAAAAATATTGGTTTAAAAACAAGTATTGGGTCATTTAAAGATTTGTATGTAAAAATGTCAAATGAAATTACAGAAGGATTAATATTACCTGAAAACATTGGATCATCTTTAAACATGAGCGACCAAGAACAAAAAATATCGTTTTTCAATAATTATTTTATATTTAAAAAAATAAGGCATGAAATATCATCAGTTGCTTTATTAGATACAAATATAATAGTTGAACCTGAAATAAATATAAAAAATAATCAATTAAATTATTAAAAGAGATATAAATATATATTATTAATAATACATATTTAATATTATGTATTATAAATTACCAAGAATTAATATTAATATTCAACAAATTGTAAAAAATTTTTTTACTTATGACAATAATTTCAATTTTAAACATGTTACAAATAAGTTTGATTATTCACAAAATATATTAATAACAAATATAATAAATAATACAATTGAAAAAAATAATACACACCACGAATTTTTTTCAATTGATGACATTAAAAAACTTTACAATGTAGATCATATAATTTGTAAAGAAGAATATTATGATACTATTAATTTTTTCGAAATAATGAATCATTTTTTTAAAAAAAAAGATTATACTTGTTTTTGTGAATTTAATGAAAATTCTTCTTTTTTGCAAAATATTGTTGATAATTTTTATGAAACTAAAATTGATGTAATAAATATTTTAAAAGAATATAAAAATGAAAATGAAATGTTAAATTTTGATAATTTTCTTACAATTATTAATAATGTGTGTTATAATTTTATTTATATTGATATAACTAATAATTCTAATGAAAAATATCATTATATTGAATTATTATGTATTTACATTAGCATTTTGATGAATATTTTAAATAAAAATGGTGATTGTGTTATTAAAATGCCAACAATTCACTTAGAAAATATAGAAATGTATTATGAAAGTTTTTTTTTACTCGTTTTAATATTCGAAGAAGTATATATTTGTAAACCTAAATGTGATAATTTTGACAGCAATTATTTTTATTTAATATGTAAAAATAAGAATATTTTATTTAATAAATTTGATTTATTGAATCTAACCATAAATATGTTTCAAAATTCTATAGAAAAACCTGATTGTAAATATACTAAATCTTTTTTAAATGTAGAAACTCCATTATTTTTACAAAACAAAATAATCGAATCTTTTATAAATTTATATCATCATAAATTAGAAATTTATCATCAAATGTATAATTTATTATTAAATAATCAAATAAAAGATAAAATTTTAAATTTAAAATTAAAACAAAATAATAAATTAAACTATTGGAAAAATGAAAATTTAAATAGAGAATACTTTTGTAAAGTATGCCCAGAAGAAAATACCGACAAAACATTTTGAGAATAAATCTAATATGTTATATCCAATATTCTTTTCAACTTCACTAAATGTATAGAATATACCATAACAAGACCATAGTATTAAAAAGCAGAAAAATAGTAAATGATTATCAAATATATATTTTCCAGATAAAAATATTTTATATATGAATCCATATAATGCAATAAAGAATCCAAATCCAATTGTATTAGCGAATGTTTTTGAAATATATCCTAATTCACCAATGTATCCAGCACCTAGCATTAAATAATTAAATAATAAAATTGTCAAGAATACAGAAAAATTTAATGGACCTTTTTTGCTATTATATAAAAATGCTAAACATAATACTAATAACATTATAGGTGTTGTTATTGACCAATCAATATATCTAGTATCATTAATTTCATTAAAATTTATGTTCTTTTCATCTAATTCATCAACAAATTTTCCATAGAAATAAGCAGCTACTACTGATATACATGTTTCTAAATTTAGAATATTACGTACTTCAGTGTTATTAGTTCTCATTGCTTCAATAAAAGTGATTGTACCTGTTGTTAATAAAAAAACATAAGTAATATAAAAACTAAAAGTTATTAATTTATGATTATTATCTTCTTCAATTTCATTATCTTTTTTTAAACTAATATTATCCATTTATATTTTATAGTTAGAAAATTATTTGTTTTTATATATTATATAATATATTATGAACAGTGATAATTATTGTAATAATGCTAGAAGATTAATACAACATCAAACTATACTTCCTAAAACATATCATACTCGTCTTAATGAATTAAGAAAAGCTAATAATGCTAGCAATTGTTGTGATGAAATAGTTAAAAAAAGTAATGCAAAATTTCATAATCAAGGAGCTGTTGACAGTAGTTTAAGAATAAATCATTTAAAATATGATAATAAAACAAAAGTTAATTCTACAGTATCAAATGCTAAAATGACCGGTCGTGATAATTTACAAAGTAATGATTGTGAAAAATGTGTAGTACCTGAAATTAAAAGAACATATAATCGCAATCGCCGTATACTATAATTTAAGGAAGTTTATATAAAATATTATTTATATAGTAAATTTATAAATAATATGTCCGATAAAAAAAAAACTATTCAAATAAATCCACAATTATTTGAGCTAGGAAAAAATAAAAAATCTAATAAACAACAAACACGAAAAAAGAGAGATATTTCAATTATTGCTCCAAATAGTATTAAAAATGAATTTATAAGAAAAGTAAAGCAACACCAACATAATAAAACAAAAAAAAATGAAATAAATAATAGTAATTTTAGTGATGATTTCAATAACACATTAAATTACATGATTGATTTACGTAAAGAAAAAGAAATGCAACAAAAAATGAAAGAGCCATTAATAACAACTCCTGTAAAAAATAGTAAATTAAATGAATTTTTAAATCAAACTGCCGGTTCTGGATCAACAAGTAATGAAATGGTTGAATTAGAATTACCTGATATTTTAAAAGGAGTAAAACCTACAGAAAATAATATTATGATACAAACTATACCTACTAGCAATCAAACAATGAAAAATAAAATGTTTCAACCAAAAATAAAATCAGCGATTAAAAAACCTTTAAATTTAAAAGATAATTCAACAGTTCCATATGGTAATTTGAAAAATGGTTCTAAACCTACATTTAGAACTTGGATGAAAACCAGAAAAAATAATCAAAATAAAGATATTAATAATGAAAATAATAATGAAAATAATAATGTTAATGATGAAATTAAACCAAATATTAAATTTGTTACAAAACGTATATGTAAAAGACGTTATAAATGTGGAAAATCAAAAAAATATCGTAAAGTAGGTATTGTATTAAAGAGTGGTAAAATGAGAACAAAAATTTTATCAGATAAAAGAACATTAAAAATAAAACCAATTATTGATGTTAAAAATGAATTATGTAAAAATGGTTTACTTAAAATTGGTAGTAGTGCGCCAAAGCAATTAGTATATGAAATTTATGAAAATAGTAAATTAACAGGAGATGTTAAAAATAAAAATAAAGAAACTTTAATTCATAATTATTTTAATGATAATAGTGATATTAAATAAAGCAATTTCAATAAAAATTGATATAAAATATATTTATAGGTATTTATATATAAATATTATGATTATTCCAATTAAATGTTTTACATGCGGAAAAGTTCTTGCTGATAAATATTTGTATTTTAAGGAAAATGTTCGAAATATGAAATTAAAAAGAGGACTTAATGAGAATCAAGTAGAATATTTCACTAAAGAAAATACGCGTAAAACTCCGGAAGGAGAAATGATGGATAAACTAGGATTAAATAAAATATGTTGTCGTCGTCATATGTTAACACATGTTGACATTGATTAAATTAAATTTAAATATAATAATTATATTTATTGTTATTATATTTTTTTTTGAAAAATAATATAATATTATATTATAATTATGTCCAATAATATGACTAATAAAATAGGAGGAGGAAATCTAGTAATTGATCAGTATGCCGAAGATGGACTACGAAAAACACCAACGACAGTTAATACCATTCAGGAAATTTTCAATATTATTGACACCAATATGAGTAATTTTAATGGACGAATTCTGGATTGTGAAAAGGAATTGAGAGTATTACACCAAGCTGGTGGAAAAAAAAGAAAAATGAAAACAAGAAGAGTAAAAAAAGGAAAAAAAACTGCTCGTAAAGTACAAACAAGAAAATATAGAAAAATGACAAGAAAACATAAAAAACACCCAAGAAGAGCACGTAAAACACGTTCTCAACGTGGTGGAGGATTTTTATCAAGTGTTGCACCTGAAACATCAAGAATGATGGGAGCTTCAGTAAATAGTGTAACTTCATTAGGACATACTTTGACTGGACATCCTGCACCAGAAAGTAATTATCCATGGGTACAAGATAATATGTCAAAACATTTACCAGAATATTAAATAAATAATCAATAATAATTCATTTCTTGTAGTTATTATTGATATAAAAAATTACTCTTATAGTATATATAGTATTTAATGGAAAATATAGAAACAAATAAAGAAGAGATAGAAAAACATAAAATTTATTTAAATGATAATGTTTGTTGGAATATGATTAATAAATATTTTCAAGAACAACCATATGCTTTAGTAAAACATCAATTAGATTCATATAATGATTTTATGGAAAATAGTATAAAACAAATCATGATGGAAAATAACCCAATAAAACTTCGTAAAAATTATAACGACAAACAAGAAAATTATGATATTGAAATCAATATTTATTTAGGAGGTAAAAATGGTGAAAAAATTTATTTTGGTAGTAAACCTGTAATTTATAATGATAAAAATAGTCATTATATGAGTCCAAACGAAGCAAGATTACGTAATATGACATATGCTACTAGCATTTTTTATGATGTTGATATTGAATTTATACGCAATAATATTAACGAAGTCGATGAAGAAGGTAACCCTTTACCTAGTACTAGAAAAACAAATTTTTTAATTGAAAATAGAATATTAGGACGTATACCAATAATGCTTCATTCTAATAAATGTATTTTAAATGGATTACCACCTGATATAGCTTTTCAAATGGGTGAATGTAAAGAAGATAAAGGTGGATATTTTATAATTGATGGAAAAGAAAAGTTAATTTTACCTCAAGAAAAATTTGCAGATAATATGATGTACATAAAAGATAATACAAAAGATGAAACAAGTGATTATTTATATAGTTGTGTAATGCGAACAGTATCTGATAATGTATCAAAACCTGAAAGAACAATGAAAATTCATTTTGTTAGACCTAATGATAAATATACTAATTTAAATATATTAGTTGATGTTCCTAATGTTAGAAAACCAATACCATTATTTATATTAATGAGAGCGTTAGGTGTATTAAGTGATAAACAAATAATAGAAACAATTGTTCTTGATATTGATAAATATAAGGACTTAATTGATGTATTTAGACCATGTGTTCATGATGCAGGAACTATTTTTACTCAAGAAGAAGCATTATATTATATGGCTCAACTTACTAAAAGAAAATCTATATCTAGTATTCATGATATTTTAATGAATTATTTTTTACCTCATATTGGTGAAGATAATTATTTAACAAAAGCATTTTATTTAGGATATATGTCATTTGAATTAGTACAAGTATATAAAAAAATGAAATCACCTACAGATCGTGATAGTTTTAATTATAAACGTGTTGAATTAACTGGTAATTTATTACATAATTTATTCAAAGAATATTATAAATTACAACATCGCGATATCTATTTAAAAATTGATAAAATCATTTATTATCAATATAATAAAATTGTAGAAGAAATAGTTGAAAAAAATGAAGAAAAAGAAATTGATGAGAAAGAAGTTGTTGAATTAGATGAAGAAATGTTTGATAAAATAATCACGGAAAACGCAAATGAATTTTTTAAAAATAGAATTGTAGAAAAGGGTTTAAGAAAAGCTTTCAAAGGCAATTGGGGTGCTGCAAGCCACACAAAAAGATTAGGTATTGTACAAGATCTAAATCGTCTTTCATTCAATAGTGCTCTTTCACAATTAAGAAAATTAAATCTTCCATTAGATTCTAGCGCAAAAGTTATAGGTCCACGTTTACTACATCCTTCACAATATGGTGTTATTGATCCTATTGATACACCTGATGGTGGAAGTGTTGGATTACATAAACATTTGTCATTAATGACTCATATTACAACAAATATCAATGTGAGAAAATTTATTGATTGGCTATTTTTTAATTTTAAAAAATATATTATTGATTACCATAATGAAAATTTATCATATATTGCGTCATTGGTTAAAGTTTTTATAAATGGACAATGGATTGGTTGTACAGATGTTCCATTAGAATTTACAAAATATTTAAGATTACTCCGTCGTAATGGTTGTTTACCATGGAGTATTAGTATTGGATATCATAATTTAAAAAATACTATTTATATTTTTTGTGATGAAGGACGTTTAATGAGACCATTAATTCATGTTGAAAACAATAAATCATTTCTTGAAAAAAATAAAGATTTATATAAAAAAATAGAATCAAATGATTTTTCATGGAATCAACTTATATATGGTTTAAAAAATTTAAAAGAAGAAAAAAATATACAATGTTTTGATAATGATTATGATTTTAATCCAGAAGAATTTGATTTTGATTTTGAAAAATTAATAAAAAAATATTATTCTAATAGTGGAATTATTGATTTTTTAGATACAAATGAAAGTGAAACAGCTATGATAGCTTCTGATGAAACATATTTATTTGAAGAAAATAACAATCAAACAAAATACACTCATATGGAAATACACCCTTCATTACTTTTCGGTGTTATGGGTAATCAAGTTATTTATGTTGAAAATAATCCCTCAACACGTAATTTATTTTCATGTGGACAAAGTAAACAAGCTGTTTCTCTCTATCATAGTAACTATCAAAATAGATTTGATAAAACTGGTATTGTTTTAAATTATGGACAAGTACCTTTAATTAAATGTAGATATTTAGAATATATCCAGAGAGAAGCACATCCATATGGAGAAAATGTAATTGTTGCTATAGCTTGTTATAGTGGATATAATGTTGAAGATGCAATTCTTATAAATAAAGGTGCTGTTGATAGAGGACTTTTTAGAACTACATATTATTCAACAGTTGAATCTAGAGAAGAAAGTTCAACAGTTGCTGATTCAAATACAGATAGTGAATTCATGAAAATTATTGATAACAAAAATATTATAGGAAAGAAACCTGGTATTAAATATCAATATATTGGTGAAAATGGTCTTATTAAAGAAGGTACTAAATTAAATGATAAAATAGCATTAATTGGCAAAGTTAATAAAACACCAGACACTGATAATTTAGTAGATAGTTCTTTAACACCAAAAAAAGGTCAAAAAGGTACTGTAGATAAAACTTATTTAAGTGAAGATGATGAAGGATTTAGAATTGCCAAAATTAGAATAAGAGAAGAACGTATACCTGCAATCGGTGATAAAATGGCCAGTAGAGCTGGACAAAAAGGTACAATCGGTCTTGTTATTCCACAAGAAGATATGCCTTTTACTGAAAATGGTATTGTACCTGATTTAATTATTAATCCACATGCTTTACCTTCTCGTATGACTATTGGACAAATTATAGAAACTTTATTAGGTAAATTATGTTTAGAAATTGGTGGTTTTGGAGATTGTACACCATATATTAGTAAAGGTAATAAAAGTAAAATATATGGAGAAATTTTAAAAGAATATGGATATCACAGTAGTGGTAATGAAATATTATATAATGGTTTTTCTGGTGAACAATTAAAAAGTGAAATATTTATAGGACCAACGTATTATATGAGACTAAAACACATGGTAAAAGATAAAATTAATTATCGTGCTCAAGGACCAAGACAACAATTAACAAGACAAACTGTTCAAGGAAGAGCAAATGATGGAGGTTTACGTATTGGTGAAATGGAACGTGATGGTGTTATTGCTCATGGTGCTAGTCATTTTTTGAATGATTCATTTATGGTTCGTGGTGATGAATATCAAATGGCTATTTGTAATAACTCAGGTACTATTGCTGTTTATAATAGTGAAAAAAAAACATTTTATAGTTTACATAGTGATGGTCCTTTAAAATTTAAAGATAATGAAGATAGTGTTGTATTAGATACAATCAGTCATCATGGAAAAGATTTTAGTATTGTTCGTGTACCATATACTATGAAATTATTAATTCATGAATTGCAAGCTATGAATATTCAAATGAGAATAATAACAGAAGATAATATTGATCAAGTTAAATCCATGTCATTTACAAATAATATTCAAAATAAAATTGCATATCAGTATATTCATGATATGAGGGACGATATATACAAGAAAACTAATATTAAAGATACTCCTGTTGAAATTAAATATGAAAGTTTAGAACCTTTTAGTCCTAATGATACACCACCAGAATTATTACAAGAAGGAGGTCCAGTTACACCACCTGATACTCCACCTGGTACTCCACCTGATACTCCACCTGATAATTCTCCACCATGGGCTCCTGATGGTGAACTAAATAATCAAAATCAAAAATCTGCTCCTGATTATAATGAATTGAAAAATCAATCACCCCCATACGCTCCAACATTAGGAAGAGCATATACACAAGAAGAATGGGACAAAGTACTAGAAGATATGAAAATTAAAAAAGAAATAAAAGAAAATAATAATAGCATATCTATAAATACTGTTCCATGGGCACCAAATAGTATAAATGTAGATGTTAAAGAAGAAGAACCTAAACCGGTGGTCGTATTCAAAAATGAAGATGGTAGTTTATCAAAAGCTGTTTTAGAAAGTAAAGAAAATGTATTGAATTCAGTTAAAAATAGTGAAAGTATACTAGATGTTGCAAAAGAAAAAAGTGTAGAAAATAGTGAAGATGAGAAAAAAGAAGAAAAAAAAGAAACTAAAAGTATAAATATGTAAAAAAATTGAATTATAAAAATATATTAAATAAATATTATTATAATAAATAATGGAAAATTATCATAATAATATAAAAAAATTGTTTGAATCATCTATTGAAAAAGAAAAAATTATAGATGAGTATGATGAAAATATATTAATTCCACAAATGAAAGAATCACAAATGCCATGGGTTCGTCAAGCTATTAATAAATTTTTCGATGAAAATTTAAATATTATATGTTACGGTTCTAGTGGTCAAGCTACAAATCATTATTTATTTCGCGATAAAAATAATGTAATTTATTGTGGTTATATTACACCACGTGTAAAAATGAATAATGATGATATTTTTATAGAAAGAGACGAAAAATTAAATTTGGAATTATTCACAGGATTCAAAATAAATAAAATATTTTTACAAAGTTTTTATAGAGATTTATATGATTATTCTAAATTTATACCAGGTCCCCATGAATTATATTAAAAGTGTTTTAATGTATTTTAAAATTTAAAATATATTAAAAATTATTTATTTATTTACGACTTTTTTTACCTTTTGGTTTAAAATAAATTTTTTTTGTATTTTTATTTTTTTTATATCCTTTAGAGCTGTAACTTCTTGATGAAGAACGATATTTTTTTAAACTTCCTTTCTTTACAGCACCAGAAGATGAACGATAACCACCTCTTTGAGCATTACTAGCTAAATTAGCAATATCAGCTGTTGTTTTTTGTATTTCAATTAAAGCTTTTGCAACTGAACCTTTACATATATCTTTCATACCTTCTTGACCTTTTTTCTCTGCAAGAGCAACAGCCGCATTTTTTTCTTCGTCTTTTTGTGTTCTCAAAGCATCCATTGCTGTTTTATGAGCTTGGTCTTTTTCTGCTTGTTTTTTTTCCATTTCTGCTAATTGTTCTGTTAAATTTTTTAACTCATCTTCTACTGCTTTCATAGCAGCAGTAGCAGCAGCTCCTTCAGCTTGACCATTTGCAATTTGTTGTTGAAGTTCTTTTAATTTGTTATCAGCTTCAGTTGCAGCGGATAATGCTTCTGCTTTTGCTGAAGCTAAATCTTGTTTTGATTGTTCAATATCTTTTTTAGCTTGTTCTACTTCACCTTTAGAAGTATTTGCAGCAGCTCTAGCATTAGCAGCGTTTAAAGCAGCTTGTGTAGCTCTTCCTTCAGCATTTTGTAATGTTGCTGCAGAATTTCTACCTAAATCATCTAATCTTGCTTTTTGTTTATTAACAATTTCTCTAATTGTTGCGAAAGCTTGTTCACCTAATTTTTGTGTAGCATTTAATTGTTTGGCTATATCTTCTACTAATGTATTATCCCATTGATTTTGATTACTCATTTTTAATATATAATCTATACATATTATTTTTTCCGCGTATTCTTTTGTTTTAATTTATATAATTTTTTTCTTCTTATTTTTTTTCTAGTATTTTTTCCTTTACTATATTTTTTAGTATATTTACCCCCAAATGTTGATTTATATTTTTTTGTATGAAATTTATCACTTTGTTCTATATAACTTTCTATTTCTCTTTTAATGTTAATTTTAGTAATATTTATTGTTCTTTCATATTTTTTCAATATTAAGTTCCTTGCTTTATTTGCTGTATATTCTTTTGTTGTCATTAAATTATTTATTTCATCTATATACAAATGATTTAGTAACCATGATGTTACTGAAGTAGAAATTCCTGACCATGTCATAAAAATTCGTTTATCATGTAATTTTTTTAATTGTATTAATAATTCATCTATTGAATTAGCTTTATTTTGACTTAATTTTTCACCAAATAAAGTATTTCTTATATCTCTCTTTTTTTTTTCTTCCGGTTTCATAGGTTTTATATGAGATTCTGGTGGTACTGGTGGTTTTGTTGTCATAAAATTATTCGGCATTTCCATTGGTTTACTCATCATATTTTCTTGTTCTTTTGAATGCGGTAATGGTAATCCCATTGGTGCTGGCAAACTATTATTATAATGTTCATTTTGTTTGTTTTTAATTATTTGTACTAAATCAGGATTGGGTCGTTTACGTTCATTACAAACATTTTTAAGTTGTTCTTGTATTAAAAATGTATTATCTTGACTTAAAGGATTACTATTATTTTCCATTACATTAAAATATTTTTTTAGAGCTTTAACAACTTCTTTTATTTCATGTAAATCTTTTAAAATTTGTTTTCTTTTTCTATTAATATCTTCATCAAATTCATTTAAATAATCATTATCATAATTATAATAATTCTTTTCTATAAATTGACGTAATACTAAATCTTGAAATGGTAATCCTTCCTCAATAACCTGTTTAATAGAATCCACTTTTATTTTTTCTAATTCTTCTGGATTTTCACCAATACATTTTTCTTCAACAATATTTATTATTTTTTTTTCAATATGTTGTTTAAGCTGTTTACGTTTTTTTAAAATGAATAATTTAATTGAATCTAATTTATCATTTATTTCATTCTTTTTACAATTTGCGTATTGTTCTATATCATTTATATTATTACAATCTCTAGAATTATCTAGACGATTCAAAAATGTTGTTTTTTTTGGAATATTCATAATACAATATATTTATATTATTTAAAATAAAATATTAATTTTTAAATAATTATAAAATGTATCAAAATATGAGTGAATGTAGTATTTGTTTAGAAGGAAATGATATTAATGATATTATACATTTTAAACATCATGATTGTAATTTTAAAACACATGAAAAATGTATATGTATATGGCTTATGAATACAGAAAGATGTCCAATTTGTAGAAATAAATTAAACGTTACACATTACTCATTACATGATAATATTTATATATTTTTAATTAATGATGATTCCTTACAAGATAATGATTATGAAATTACTTATCCATATAATAAAAGACCAACGCATATTAATATACGAAACAATGAAACTGATACTTATGAACAACATTTTTTAGTACGTTATAGATCACAAACTATTAGAATTTGTAACAAAATAGCTATTTATCTTATGTTTATTGGTGGAATTTGTTTTTTTTATACAATTGATAACATATATAAATTCTTTTTTTCAGAGTTTTGATCAATTAAAAAAAAAATCGATTTCGATAGAATTATGATTTCATGCATGAAAAATATAAAATGACAAGGGAGATAATAACAATATCAACACCAAGCGCAGAAAACTCTACAAATCATGAATATGGACGTATTGATGAAATTATTGTTTACGAGGATCGCAATAAAAGTATTTATTGGTTTATGAAAAACATAAAATATTTTATTCTAAAATCGTATCAGCGTCCTGAAGTATGGACCCCCTTACAAAAAGAGCTTCTGATTGACACGATTTTCATGAATGGCAAGGTCCCAGGCTTTATGTTCCAGAACCTACAACGAAACAGAAATGGTGAACGTTCATGGGCAGTAAATGACGGGCAACAACGTTTATTAACTTTATGGCAATATACTAATAATGAATTTTATTGGAAAAGTCCTGATGGCTATTTTGTTTATTATAATAAACAATTCGATGATGATGATGATACTAGTAGATATCGTAATTTGACTGATGACGAACGCTATACATTTGATAATTATTGTTTTGAATGGACAGAATTTGACTATTCATGTTCAATTGATGCAATGATATTAAATTTTAAACGCATTAACCAAGGTACTCAATTTAAAAATCCTGATAGGATTGGTATCGCAGAAGAAACAAATTATATTCAACATTTAATTCAAGGTGCTTTGAATGTAAATACTATTAACGATGATTTGGAAGGTAAAAGTCTATATGAAATAGGATTTTTTGAAAATTTTGAAACGTCATTGTTTAAAAAAGTAGATAATACAGATTTCCTATTTGCTAGTAATGATGTGCCTTTAATCGAAGCTCATACACGAGACATGACCAATCGTAAGGTGATTGAAGGCTTAAATCCTTTCATTATTGCAGCACTTAATGGTACAGTTATTCCTTATAATTGTGCGCAAAAAAGCATAGATATAATAAAAGATTATTTGAATTATGAATATACTGATGAACACATTTTAAAAGTATACAATAATTTGAGACATCTTACAAATATATTTAAAGCAGCAGGGTTACCAGGAACTAATGAAAAAAAACGTTCAATGAGAAAATATACCAAAGTACCATGTATGGTAATGTGGTATGAGCAAAATTATCAAGATCTTGGTTCAACAATATTAACTGGTGTTCCTCGATTGAAATGGACAAATATCATTCAATATTTTGAGCAAAATGACGATAGAGTTGATGAATTCTGTAAAAATATACTTAGTATTGATACTGGCAAAAAAAGAGAAGTTAATTTAATAAAAACATTTTGTGAAAGAATTGTAGAAAAATATTTAAAAGAAGATTATCCAACATTTTATGAATAAGAAAAATAAATAAATAAATAAATAAAAATAAAAAAAAACAAAAACTATTTTACATGTTTTTTATTTTATCTGCTTCATTTTTAATTTCTTTCATTTTTTTATAATTTTTATTAACCATTACATGTATAGATTTTATATTACTCATTATTTTTTCAATATGTTTTTTATCATTTGAAATATTTTCTAAAATTTCATTATTTTCATTATTTTCTTTATTTGTTAAATTATTTGAATTTTCTTGTTCTTGATTTACATTTGGCATATTATTATGATTTACATTTGGCATATTATTATGATTTACATTTGGCATATTATTAATTTCATTTATTAAATCATTAGTTTCTCTTTCTAAATTTTGCAATTCGTCTTCTTCATTATCCTCAATTTCTTCGTTTTCATTATCCTCAATTTCTTCATTTTCATTATCCTCAATTTCTTCGTTTTCATTATCCTCAATTTCTTCGTTTTCATTATCCTCAATTTCTTCGTTTTCATCTATTACTTGTTCAATATTATCATTATTGTTGTTAGATGCATTTTCCATATTTTCTAAATAATCATATAATTTCTTTAATGCTTCTTTTTTTTTGTTTTGATTTATATTATAATTATTTACATAATTATTGTATATATTCATACTATCAGTTACATGACTAAAATCTGTTTCGTTATTAACAGAATTATCAAAATTATTTGAATAATCTAAATTAAGATCTTTTAATGGAAGCTGTGTTTCATTATGATATTTTGCATAATTATCACAATCATCTTTATATTGGGATGGATGTGTTAAAACAAATAATTCAATCATTTTATTGTGTTGGTTTTTCTTTCTTTCTTGTAACATATTTCTTTTACAATCATAGTCAAATACAAAACTCATATTATTCTAATAAAATAACATAAGATAAAGTTTATTTCAACTATATTTAAATACTAAAATATATATATTTTTTTTAAATTTAAAGAAAATTAAAAATTTGAAAGAATATAAAATCTAATTAAATATATACTTTAGGAATGTCAAAAAACATTCAAGAACCTCTCTTAATTCCTGACGATAATCGTTTCGTAATGTTTCCAATTCAACACGAAGACATTTGGAATATGTATAAAAAACAGGTTGATTGTTTTTGGCGCGCGGAAGAAGTAGATTTAAGTAAAGATTTAACTGACTGGAATAAGCTAACAAAAGATGAAAAACATTTTGTATCAATGATTTTAGCTTTCTTTGCTGCAAGTGATGGCATTGTTCTTGAAAATCTTGGTTTACGTTTTATGAGTGAAGTACAAAACTCTGAAGCAAGAGCATTTTACGGTTTTCAAATTGCTATGGAAAATATTCACTCCCAAATGTACAGTATGTTGATAGAAACATATATTGATGACCGTGAAGAAAAATCTAAAATGTTTAATGCTTTAGATAATTTTGATTGTATTAAAAAGAAAGCAGACTGGGCTAAAAAATGGATTGGTGATAATCGTAGTAGTTTTGCTACTCGTCTAGTAGCTTTTGCCTGTGTTGAAGGTATTTTCTTTTCAGGTGCTTTTTGTAGTATATTTTGGCTTAAAAAACGTGGTTTAATGCCTGGACTTACATTTTCAAATGAATTAATTTCACGTGATGAAGCTTTACATACAGAATTCGCTGTATTATTATACAACAAATTACTAAAAAAAATCAATAAAACAAAAATACATGAATTAATTAAAGAAGCTGTTACAATTGAAAAAGAATTTATTACAGAAGCTTTACCATGTCGTTTAATTGGTATGAATTCAAATTTAATGTCTACATATATTGAATTTATTGCCGATCGTTTACTTGTTCAATTAGGTTATGATGCTATTTATAATGCAAGTAATCCTTTTGATTTTATGGAATTAATTTCTGTTGAATCTAAAACTAACTTTTTTGAAAAACGTGTTAGTGAATACGCATTAGCTGATAAAGCTGTTGATAAAGATGTTTTCAATTTCGATGATTCCGGATTTTAAATAGTAGTTTCCAGATAAAAAATTAAATAAAAATTATAATATATTTTTATTTAATTCACATTTTTTTATATTTTTTCTTAATTGGTGTTGGTACTAAAACATCTTGTAATTTCTCAATTTTCTTATAACATTTATTAATTGTTACTTCGCTAATTTCACTAATATTACTTATTGATTTTTTACTGACATCAATATTACAAAATTGTACTGCAAAATAAATTATACCAACAGCTATTGAATTTGGAGTATTTTCAGGAATATAATTTTTCTTTTCTATTTGTTTAGCTATAAATAAACATATTTGTACTATTTCATTAGGAATAGATAAACGACTACAATATCGCTCAATAAATGAATTTGGATTAGTATCCCCTAAAATAGTTTTATCATTATTTTCCATATCTATTTCTAAAGTATTTAATATTGTTGTTGCATTTTTACAACCTTTTGTGGCACTAGTATTATCCAAATGAAATATGGTAGCAATTTCTTTTGCTGTTCTTGGATTTTCATTAACTCTACATGATATATAAATAGAAGCCGCAATAATGCCATCTCTGTTTAATCCTCTAAATGTTTTATGCTCTGATATAACTTTATGATATCTTATAGCAGTATCTACTAACATTTTTGATATGCCAGCATTTTGTGCCATTAATGTGATTCTTTGAAATTCATCATATTGAGATTTTTCTTTATAAGGCATTGATTGCCATTCAGTATATCTTTTTACTTTTCTCATTTCATAACTTGTATTTGAAGGGCAAATAATTTTACATCCATATGATGATTCTTTTAATAATGGATTTATTGGCATACCACATCTGGTTGGATCACTTGAATTATTATCATCCACACCATAAAATCTCCATTCAGCAGTACTATCCAATATATCTTTATACAATATGCTACATTTAGAATTAGTACACTCCATAAATCCTTCCTCTGTAATTGCTAACGATGAATTACATGTTTCGCAATATTCTCTATTTTTATTAGCCAAATAAACACATTCTAATGGAACTTTTTTTTTATTAAGAACTTCAGTATCAAATAAATTCCAAATATCTGTATTTTTTTTTGTTTTTTTATTATTTTTTTTTGTTTGAAGAGGATTTTGTTTATTAATTTTTTCCATATTTAGATGCAATTATTTATATTAGATAAATTCAATTTTATTTTTATTTAATCGCATTATATAATATATTAAATAAAAATGGGAAATGCCGAATCAAAACAACAAGGTGGTAAAGAAACAATAACAGATGAAAATACTATTGATAATTTTATAAAAAAAATAGATATTATAGCAGCAAATTATGCTACTACATTACATTTAGATGATTTTGAAAAATTTAAAGATCAAAATAAATGTAACGAACTTGTAGTGCTTACTGCTGATAAAATAGCAAAACATCTTAAATTTAAAGATATTGTTTATTTAAAGCAAAGAACCGAAAAAGGACAAATTATTGATGAAAAATCAAGTGAAAAAATTTTGTATTTAAGCAAAAAAGATTTGGAAACATTGGATGAAAGTAATACAACAAAAAAAAGAAGATTATGTAATGGTATAGCAAAATTCTATGTAAAAATAGCACAATTATATGCTGCTGTTGTAAAAGTTATTAATCCTAAAATAACATTTCAAAGTGAAGTAACAAAAGATACTGTTGTTAGAGATTTAAATTTAATATATGGTACTGAAGAAAGATTAATACCTAAAGGTTATAATTATAAAAGTACACAATTCAGTTTATGTCAAAAACGTATTGAAAATTTAACTGGTGAAAAACATTTTTTTAAAGATACTAATAAAAAATTAAATATAAAACCAGCATTTTGTGATCAAATGACATTATTAAGAGAAGAACCAGGTATTATTGAATTAGAAGAATTATTTAAAGACGAGTATGATTATGATAATGGAGTATATAAAATGTCTAATGATCCTGCAAAAAGAAAATTATATATGGATACATATAAAGCATTTTATAAAGCATTCACCCATACTGAATACAAAGAACCTGCAAAAACTGATCAATCTAAAGGAATTTCTAATCTTCCTAAATTTAGCGATATTCCGTTACGTCAATTTGGATATTGTGACAATGAAAATGTAAAAAAAATAATGGAAGATGGTTATGTTGAATCTAATGATTCTTCTATTCCATTATTTGTTCAATACGCTAAAGAATTAAAAGAACTCATTCAAAATGTAGAATCTAAACAAGTAGAGATTTTAAAAGTTTTAAATAGCTTATTTAAATTTATAGTAACAAATGAAACAGAATATGTTATGATAAATCCTAACTTAAATGAAGAAGAATTAGATAAAATAGTACTAGCAACTAGAGAATTAATATTTAAATTATATGTCGATTGTCAAACCAAATATACTAACATTTTTAATTTATATACAACTATTGTAAAAACTAAACAAATGGAACAAGTAGGAAAAGAATTAAATCAACAAATTATTATTTAATTTTAATAAATTTTTTATTTTTTTTTAAAAATTCTTTTCCATATTTTTCACCACTTTTAATTGTGTTGATTCTATATTCTTTATCGAATATAGCACCAATAGCATCTTTCATATTTAATTGCCCCGATTCAATTTTTATTTCATTTTGTATTTCAATTATATGTTTTTCCGCATTATCTTTTCTTGAACATATATAACATTGTATATATCTATCAGCAAACTCTTGAACATTTGAATTTTTATTTAAATTAAATATATCTTTTTGTTTTTTCCATGCTCTAATACCTAGTGTTTCTTCTTTTTTACATTCATCTTCATTTATACATGGATTTAAAGGATAATTTATATGTAATCCACCATCAATATATACACCATTATTATAATAATGTGGATGAATTACAAATGGCACTGCAGCAGTCATATGAACAGCATCTAATAATCTTAAATTAGGATGTGTTTTATGTGATACTCTAACAGTAATAAATTCATTTATTTCAATTGTAAAAATATTTAAATTTATTTTATTTAAATTGTAAAATTCTTTTAAAGTAATATCTTTTTTTATATCCTTTCCCAATAATAATGATGTTAATATTTCTTCAAATACATGACCTCCAATTAAGCCTTTATTTACATTATATTCTAAAAAATTATTTATATTAATTTTAAGAAATTTCTCCCACGGTTTATTAATTAAATAATTAAATAATTCATCTTTATCATAATTTAGAATAAACATTATTGCAACCATTGATCCTATTGATGTACAATAAATATTTTCTACATTTTTTATATCTAATTTTTTTTTTTCAATTAAATGATACAGCAATCCAATTTGACAAAAACCAACATGACCACCACCAGATAATACAATATTTTTTAATTTATGTTTTTCCATTTTTATATATAAAAAAAAATATTTTTATTACATTTTTTTAGAAAAAATATTCTATAATATTATATCAATAATGACTACTATTTTTAATTTTAATAATGATGATGATGATGATATGCCAAATAAAATTAATATTGATGACTTATACGAAAAAAAACGTGAAAGTGATTTATATACATTAAATACATTTCGAAAAATTTTAAATCGGGTACATAGTAAAATTAAAACAACAACTAGAATAAATAAAAATAATCAACACTGCTGGTATGTAGTTCCAGAAATAATAATTGGTGTTCCAAGATATAATCTTGCCAATTGTATAGCATTTATTGTAAATGAACTAAGAGAAAATGGTTTTGGTGTTACATACACACACCCTAATTTAGTTTTTATTAGCTGGAAACATTGGGTACCTAGATATGTAAGAGATGAAATAAAGAAAAAAACAGGACTTCAAGTGAATTCATATGGCGAGGTTACAGGAGGTGAAAATAAAAATACAGCAAGTAAAATAGCAGCACCATTTAAAAATATGAATAAACAAATAACTCCAGAAACAAAAGAAATAAATTCTAATGTAAATAAATCTATTTATAATTTAGATTTTTTAAATAAATTCAAGGGAAAATAAATTATTTTAAATTTGTCTGTATATATTTAAATTTCTACCTGTAACATTATTTTGTTTATCAATAATTTTTTGTAAACCTTGTTTTAATATTTTTAAATCTTTATTTTCATTTATATCAGTATAATTCACGTTTGAAATTTCTTTATGTGAATAATAAGCAACAATATTGTTCATTCTTTTTGTCATATTTTCTATATAAAATCCATAAATCATATTTAATAAATAAATACTTACAAATAAATAATAATAGTTCAACATAATATAATTATAGTAATTGTGAATAGTAATAACTATTTCAATTTTATTAGTAAATAATTAATAATATATTTGTAATAATTATTTACTTATTATAATTAATTTAACCTTTGATAATTTTCTCAATAAATTTACTTAATTCATCTTTGCTAGGAGATTCTTCATATTTTGTTACATTTTTTCCTATTTTCAAAAATATTGTAGGAAAACCTTCTACTTCATATTGTTCTAATAAACGTTTTGACTCTTGTGTTTCATTAGTACAATCAACATATGTTACATTAATAGTATGAAAATTTATAGTACGTTTATCATATTTATTTTTAATTTCATCTACAATTGGTTTAGCCTTTTTACAGTGAGGACACCAATCAGCAAAGAAAAATAATAATTCAGCTTGCTTTTCTCCTCCATCTTCCATTCCTTCTAATAATTCTTCTTCGTCTTCATAATCTTCGTCTGTGGGAGCACTACCAATAATACCAATATCTTTATCACTGTTAGAAAAAAATACATAGTATATCAAATATAATATTATTAATGTTATTATACCAGCAATTGCCATTTGTGTTGTTGATGACAATCCAAAATTCATAAATTCAGGTAGTTTAAAATTTGCTAAAGATGACATATTTATATATTATACAATATAAATTTAAAAAATATAAAAAAACGTATTTATAATCATATTAAAGATATAATCATTGTAATATTAGTATGTTATTTAGAAATGCAAAAGGAGAATTAAAAGAAATAAATAAATTAAATTATGTAAACGATAATAATTATTATTTAGCTATTAAAAATTTTATATCTGCTGATAAAAATGAAAATGATTTTGATAAATCAACAAATAAATTATTAGATAAAATAGCAAACATTATTAGTAATTAATTTTTTGTATTAATTATTCTATATACAATATGTATATGAAACAAACAAAAAAAATAAATAAAAAAACAAAAAAAAATAAAATACATTACTTTTCTAAAAATGATTTTGGTAGTGGCGATGGAATGTTAACTAGTGTTTGGGGTCCTTCTTTATGGCATGCGTTACATACAATTAGTTTCAATTATCCTGTAAAACCATCATATAAAGAAAAAATAAATTATAGAAATTTTATATTACAATTAAAACATGTTTTACCATGTAAATATTGTAGAATGAACTTGAAAAATAATTTCAAACAATTACCTTTAACTATGTCTAAAATGAAATCACGTGAAACTTTTTCCAAATATATATACGATTTACATGAATTGATTAATAAAATGTTGGGTAAAAAATCAGGATTAACCTACGAAGATGTACAACAACGTTATGAACACTTTAGAGCAAGATGTAATAAACTTAAGAAAACAGTTAAGCATAAAAAAGGATGTGTAGTGCCATTTCATAAAGTTAAAAGCAAAGGTGTTGTTAATATAATTCCACACGATACAAAATGTGATTCTATACATGTAGATGATAAATGTTTTGACGTAAATTAATAAAAAAAAATTGATTTTTATAATTTTTTATTAACCAATTATAAAAATTATTGTGGAAATATGAAAATAACACATTATATACCGCCTGAGATTGTGGATTTGATTGCAGATTATCATGATTATGATAAATATTGTAGACCAAAACACCAAGAAAAATTTAAAGAAGTTATAAATGATATTAGTGATATGGCTAGCATTATGCCTTGTATTATGCCAAATCTTGCTTGGCAATGTTGGGGATCAGGTTTAAAATACTTAGGAAATTATAATGAAGAATATTATGATGATGATGTAGAATGGGTTGAGTCCATTGAATCGATTGATGGTATGTATCAAATATATTATGATAATTAAAAAAATAAAAAATAATTTACATGTTTTTTTTTTCATACATTTTTTATAAAATGGGGGGGGGTAATTAAAAACTTGTAGCTCTTTTACCGCGATTTTGTATTTTTAAACGTTTTTGTTCTTTTGGCGATTTATATTTTGACATATGTTCACTTGTAAATCTTCTTATTCCTATTTTTTCC